GCAGGGCGACAAGATCAACCTTCTGACGAACATCCATGACGCCTTCGGCTTTCAGTTCTTCGAGGGGGACCGCGCGCAGTACGAAGAGTCTAAGCGAGTCATGAAAAGCTTCGGCCCCTCGGACATGATCCACATAAAACGCGTGCCGGTCGAGGTTGACGCCAAGGAAGGCACGAATTGGTCCGAGGCGACATACGGCAAATGACATTAACGATGCGTCAACCTTTCTCCTTTACGTTCGGACTCCTCAACAGAGGAGGATTTGACCGTGAGAAATTATCGATACCGCAAGAATGGGAATTTGTTCGCGGCGCTTTTTGTGTACGGCGCGGCGGTTGTTTTCGGAATGCTGGCCGCGGAGCAGACGAGCATTCGCCCTTTGACGTGGCTGCATCACCACGGCATTTTGCGTGTGGTGCAGTGATGCAGAACATTTTCACCGTCGGCATTTGGTGTTGCTTTGGGACGATGTATTTCCTCGAAGATTTGGGCCATAAAATAGCGTTGGCGCCGCCTCCTCTTTGGGTCGCGGGTTTTGCGTGCTTGTCCTACGCTTGGTCCATCGCGACACAGAAAAGCGGGGAGCCTTGAGAGAAACTGTTTTCAGCGCCGTACTCGTCAAGTGCATCGTCGCGCTCGGCGGGTACGCGCGCAAACTGCAACAGCCCTACGCCGTGGGAATGCCGGATTTGCTCATCCAGCTTCCGGGGCAACGTACGCTCGTCATCGAGAACAAGGTTTTTGAAATGCCGGCGCGCCAAACTACACCGATCAAGCTCAACGTCACGCCGATGCAGTTTCGATTCATGCGGCAGTTCCGCGCCGCAGGTGGCTCGACGGGGTGGATGACGTCATGCGAGGGGGATCGGCGCGGCGAACGCCGCGTCATGTGCGGCACAGCGGAGCTTGAGTGTCTCTATCCCGCCGATTTTACCCGCAACGCCATCGCGTGGTCTAAGAATTGGGTGTTGCGCGATTATCAGACTTTTTTCGTGCCGATCTTTCAAGGGAAATGAACTGTGACCGTTCGTCGTTGGGCTGTAAAATGGCACAATGGATTTCAATGGAACGGTGTTTGCCCATTCCTATTTAGAACCCGCGCGCAAGCCAACGCCTACATAAAAGAAAATTACGCCTATATTGCTGTAAGAGCTGATCTCCGAAAGCCGCCGTACAATTGGAGAATGCCGAAGGCCGTGAGAGTCGAAGTCCAATTGAAGGAGATTTGCGTATGATTTATGTAGCCTCGCCATATAGCAAACACCCGCGCGGCGTCGAGCAAGCTTATCGCGAGGCGCTCGTCGTCACGGCCTATCTCGTGGAACGCGAGGGCTCTAACGTGTTCTCCCCCATCGTACACTGTCACCCCCTCGCCAACATCATGAAAGATTGCCCGCGCGACTTCTCCTACTGGCAGGACTACAATCGCTCGATGATCGAACGGTGCGATTCGCTTCTGGTGGCGATGTTGGATGGATGGGCAGAGAGCGAGGGGGTGTCCGCTGAGATCAGCCATGCACGGGCGCTCAACAAAATTGTCTCGTTCTTCGGCGTGACCGAGATCCGCGATTTTGAAATGCGGGTGGCGAGGGCGGCATGACAGAGCTTGACGAATTGCTAAAAAAGGCAATCGCGGCTTTTGACGCGCTGACCCCGGAACAGCAACGTGAACATAGACGAGCACAGCGCCGTTCGTGGGTGATTGGAGAAATGCTGCTAGAGCATCCCGAAATGTCGCGAGAAGAAGCCGAGCGGCTGGTGGATTCCGTTCTATGAAATGGCACCTTACAGGCTCCCCCTACAGGGTCCAGTCCGCCTACCTTGAAAAGGCAGACGGACGGCGCGGCTTCGGAAACTTCGTCGAGCAAGGTTTAGGAAAATCAAACCTTACTTTTAACGAATTCCTCGAATACAAATCGCGCGGCCTTGTCGATTATCTCGTCGTGATTTGCCAGAAGTCAAAACGCCGCGACTGGCGCAACGAATCTTCGGAATGGACAAACGGCGCTCTGCAATTGGACCTTTACAAGCGCCCCAAGCCGGGCAAACGCTTCAGTGTCGAGGGGCAAGGCGTCATCATCAATTACGAAGCGTGCCGCGCCAATGACGGCCCTTACATCGAAAGCCTCTTGCGTTCGCGCCGTTGTATGCTCGCGCTCGACGAATCGACAAACATCAAGAACCCCGCCAGCCAAATCGCGCGTTGGGCCATGTCTGTTGCAGCCCTCGCAGCATTCGTCCGCGTGCTGTCCGGCACGCCCTATGTGCAGAACTGCATGGATCTTTACCCGCAGCTCCGCGTGTTGGGTGCGCTCGAAGGCGTCAATCGCTATGCGTTCCGCAACCATTTCGCCGTGATGGGCGGCTACATGGGAAAGCAGATCGTCGGCGTCCGCAACAAAACCGAGTTGAGCGCGTTGCTCGACAAATGGAGCTTTCGCGCGCTCAAGGAAGATTGGACCGATCTTCCTGCAAAAACCTACGGCAAGCTTTACATCGACATGCTGCCCGCGCAGCGAGCCGCGTACAAACAAATGGAGGATGCTTTCGCCGTGCAGATCGGCATGGGCGAAGTGGCCGTGGATTACGTCATTTCTCAAGCGGAGAAGCTGCAACAGATATCGGCCGGGTTCCTGATCGACGGCGACGTTACCTATGATCTAATGCCGCTCGAAAGCAACCCGAAAATCTTGGCGATCAAAGAAGAGCTTTCAAACTTCGAGGGGAAAGCGATTCTTGTGGCGCGTCACGTCAGGGCCGTTGACTTGCTGCTTGCTGCATTTCCGAACGCCGCTTACATTCGCGGCGGAATGCGTGAAGACGATCTGGAAGCGCAGAAACACCGCTTCAACAACGATCCGGATTGTCGCGAGATCGTCTGTCAATCTCAAACTGCGGCGATGGGGCATACCCTATTAGGCCAAGCCGGTAAGGATCGCGCCAAGCTGACGATCTATTTTGAAAACTCTTACAACTTGCTGCACCGTTTGCAGATCGAAGACCGCAATCACCGCTTCGGCCAAGACGAAGCACCGCACCATATCGACATTCTCGCTTCGGATATCGAAGAGAAAATAGTCAAAGCTTTGCGTAAGAAGGAAAGTATAGCCGCCGCAATCGTCAACGCAATTCGGGAGCGCAACAATGCAACTCAATCCGCAGCGTAACGAAGACCTTAAACTTGCCTTATCGATTCTGGATTCCGGCAAACCCCTCGACAACGAATTCATCCGTGGGGTGATCTTAAGCAGGCTCGGTTATTGCGATCAAAAATGCGGGCCGGGCGAAGCGAAGGCGCGTCGATGGGCCTCCGAGCTGCACGCCGAACTAGACGCCCTTCGCGCATCGGCGTAGGATAAGCGGCCCGACGCTCCTTTCTCGTGAAGGAGCATTCATGCCGACGTCTGCCGAGCTTAAAGCCCTTGTCGCGCTCAAGATGGATGCGCTCGCGCGTCTGGGCATCACCAATGACAGTGTGGCGCTCTCAAACGCCCTTACCGCTGTCTTCGACGCCGAAGTCGAGTATTTCGATTCAATCCAAACCCAGATCGACGCGATCCAATCGACGGGCGGCGCGGGTGGCGGGCAGATCGGGCCTCAAGGTATTCCCGGCTCGGTAGGCCCTATTGGCCCTCCAGGCCAGCCCGGCCCTCCGGGCGCATCGACCGACACCTCAACCATTACCACAATGCAAAGCACCATCCAGGCGCTACAGTCCTCGGTGTCCACAAACGCGCTTGCCGTCGCCGGAGCACTGGCCAGCATAAGCACGCTCCAAGGCAATCAGACTGCAAACCAGAACAACATCACGAGCCTGCAATCGGGGCTCACCCAGGCGCAGCAGGACATCAACACGCTGAAGCAGGCCGGCGGCGCCACAGAGAGCGTCAACGGCACGACGATCACGCCCAGCTCGGGCACAATCACCGATCACGCCGCAGCCGCCTGGACCATCGCCGGGAGCCTTCCAGCGGGTGGCCAGCCCAAGAAGGCCGGGTCGAACTACGGCACGGTCACGACGGCCGTCCTAGGGCTCTATTACAAGCCTCCGGGCGTCACGGCGGGCACGCTCTACTTCAAGGACTTCGCGGGCGCCTGGTGGATCGATAACGGCACCACGCTCGTCGCCAATGCGGCCGGCGACCCTCGCTCGCCAGTCACCGAATCGCCGGACCCAACGACGATCACCCCAGGCGGCGCCACGCTTCGCTTGCAGAACCTCACCGATACCGTCTCCATTTCGGCGGGGGGCCAAGTCGTGATCGACGGTGTGACCGACACGCCGACGGCTGCGGTCGATCAGGGCTATTACACCGGGCATCTATTCTATCAGCGCAACCCCAATTTCCTCGGCTCCGGCGCTTTCCATTGGTTCCGCCTCGATTCGATCAATGGCAGCACCAAGGCAGGCACTTATACCGACATGGGCGCCAATGTGAACCCGCCGGGCTATGTCGTTTCAGGCGGAGGAGGCGGCACGGGTGGAAGCTTGACCCCGCCACCCGGCGCAGGGACGCTCTCGCGCTGGCGCACGTCAACCGGCGTTGCGGCGAAGGATTTGGCGAGGGCTTGGGTTTGCAATCAGCGCGTCAGGATCAACCTCGAAGCCAATACGCCTTGGACGTTGAACCCGAATTACGCCGTGTACAAAACGCAAGGCGTGACGGGCGTGCGGATGTTCTACTACTGGAAGCCCAATTTCAATCTCGACGGCGCCGGCACAGGGCAAGCGTCGATCCCACCGCCTTCGCGTTACGATCCGATGTTGCAAGCCGTGACCAAAGCGCTCGCGGCGGGGATGTATGTGCAGGTCGGAGCGACGCAGGTTATCGATCCTTCGTCGCTCTCGGGCAACGAATTGACATGGCTCAAGCAGGCCGTGACGAATTTCTACACCCAGGCGCAGATCCGAGCGGCCGCGGACAAGTGGGATATGACGCGCGTCGCGTTCCAGTCCGTCGATGAATGGGGCGGAACGCCCGGCCATGCCGCCATCAATCCCGTGCAGCTCGCGCTTTACAATATCGGGCGCAGCTTCATGGGCGCCAACGCGATCATGGTGATAAACCCGCAGGGATGGGACGGTTACGATCAGCTCGTAAATACGGGCTTCCAAATCCCGAGCGACGGCGGGCCGATCATTATCGACGTGCATCGTTATCCCGGCCGCGCGGCGGCTCTAACGTCGGGATGGGCGACGACGATTCAAAACACGGTGCTCCCATATTCCGACAGCATTGGCGGCTGGCCGATCATTCTTTCGGAATGGTCGCCGTCGAACCCCGATGGGCTGGATCAAGTGAATTCAGATTACCCTGTTGCAATTAGTGCAGCAGCCCACGGAATGCCAGAATTGCGACCGTGTTTGTTTGCTGTTACAGTAAGTTCGGGCACCGGAAGCCACGCCTTTAACAAATCAGGCAGCGATCCATCGTTGATGGACGGCACAGGCGGCCAAGCTGACGTCGTAACGGCTTTCAAAACTGCTGACGCTTACCTATTGGCGAATTGCGCATGAAATCGAGACAAGAATTATTCGAAGAAAAATATATCCCCGAACCTAATTCGGGGTGTTGGATTTGGACCGCTGCGCTTTTCAAAGACAGTGGCTATGGCGCGTTTGGATGTCGGCCAGTAGTAAGAGCCCACAGAGAATCCTGGCGCCTTTATCGCGGAGAAATTCCCGATGGCCTGTGCGTGCTGCATCGTTGTGATGTGCCTGCTTGTGTAAATCCGGATCATCTTTGGCTTGGCACAAACGCCGAAAACTCTAAAGATATGAAGGATAAAAAACGCGCAGCAAAAGGCGCTAGAAACGGTGGCGGGGTAGCGTCGCGCAAATTGAATGCCAACGACGTCCTAAAAATACGCGCTGACTCTCGAAGCGAAACGCAGATAGCCGCCGATTACGCTGTCAATCGCGCCACGATTGGGCTCATAAAACGCCGGATTAATTGGTCCTGGCTCCCCTAAATAGAAAACCCCTCGAATCGTAGCAGCGAATTCGAGGGGTGAAAATCCCGCAGCGAGGGAGCCCAGCGAGATTTGTCCGCCAGCTTACGCGGGGGGCGTTACGGCTGGAGGAAGTGCGGCCTGAATTTCGCTAAGCGCCGTCGTGATCGCCGTTGTAAGCGGCGTCAATTCCGAATCGGGCGTCCCCGTGCTTTTAAGCGCGGCGACGATGGCGGGCACCGCTGCAACAAAGTTGTTGATGGCGGCGGCTAAGTCGGTTGCGGCCTGAGTCAATTTATCTATCCTTCTCAATTCCGCGAGCGCCAATCGTTCGCGTCTCGTGCGAGCAAAAAAGCGGAATGTCCGTTTAGGGCGTTCCTGCATCGACCTTCACTATGGCGTCGATCTGCGAGAGCTGATCGCGGATTTGCGTGTCGAGCGCCGCCCATTCATCTGCCGTTGGGTCGCGGCCGGCCGCTTGCATTTTGACGAGTGAATCGCGAATCGCAATCCATTTGTCGAACACGTCCACGGCGAACGAGCCCGCTGCCATGAGGCCATTTATGATTTCGAGAATTAAAGCAATGCTCATTTCACAATCCCCTGCGTCGTGAGGAACGTCACCAAAGCCGTCAACGCCGAATTGGCCGTGGCGATGGCGCCGGCCACGCCGCTTCCGCTCGGGTTAGCCGCAACGGCGAGCTTCGCCGCGTCGATAGCCGTGCTCGTTTGGTGCTCCAGTGTAGCGGCTTTGGCGAGCACCGCTGGATCATGGCAATTGACATGGACCACGCCGCATTTCGGCTCCTGGGCATAGGCGAGGGTTGCGGCCACCACGCCGCCATAACCCCCCTCGATAGCGTAGAGCGCTTGGTTCGGCGTGATCGTCTGAGGGCTTAACCCGAGGGTCGATTGCACCCAGGCACACGCTGTAAGGGGGATGAGAAGCAGGAGGAAGACGTAACGGCGCATGACGGGCTCCTTTAAGGCTGCGCGGGGGGTTCGCTCTTAGGCGCTCCCACCCACGGCTGCGGCGGCACTGTATCAGGCTGCGGGGCGCTCGGCAAAGCCGGGATCGCCGACGAGGGGGAGTTGAAACGCGCCGTGATGATGTTGGCGAGCCATTGCTGGTTCACCTTGAGTGTTTTCAATTTGCCGGGGATCGCCTGTTGCAAATAGTTTTCCGCCACGGCCGCGACATGGGTGCGAGTCTCGGGGTCGTTGAGATCAGAACCGCCACGCTTCGCCACTTCCACGGCGAAATCGATGGCGCTGAGAATGTCGGCGTTGAACCCCTGCTTCTGGAGCTTGGCTGATTCGGCTTCCATCCATCGCCGTGCGGCGTTGAGCGCCCACACGAGAAAGCCGCCGATGGCGGACACCAAAGCCGGAATGATGAGCGCGAGGGCCTGATTGTAGAAAGGCGTAAGATCGATGTTCATTTCCGGTTCCCGTCTGTGTGCTGCTCCAGCAAATCGCCGTTTCTATTCGTTCGCTGCTGTATATCGTCCAGTGTTTTGATGACGAAGTTTTGCCGTTCTTGAATCGCTATAAGATCTTTCGTCAGCGAGTTTAATGCTGTGACTGTGCTGTTAATCTCACCTTGCTCAAAAGCCGCGCTACGTTCCTGCTCTTGCATCCGAACATTGAGACTCGAAGCCCACCAGACAATCGCGCATGTCTGAAGCAATACGGCGAAGAGAAGCGGAATCGGCAAAGTTAGGTCAACCGTCAATCGGTGCCCGTCCTTTTTCGTTTCGGTTTCTCGGTCGTCTGCCATTGTCACTGATACCTGATGATGTACGGCGCTTGCGCGTTTTTCGGGCGTGTTTCTGCGCCGCCTCCGCCGGCTATGCCCCCGGTCGCTAGTGGCTCATATGCGCCGCCCGTTCCAGCGCCGCGCGCGTCCGCGACAGTCTGATGCGAGCCGGTAGAAGTGGACGGCACGTTGACGTCTTCTTTGTCGAGCAGGTGTGTGTGGTCTACGACTTTATCGTTCTGATACGAGCCGATATTGTCGCCTGTTGCGCCGCCGACTTTTCCGATTCTGGTTGACGCATCGGGGTCACTTGTCACGCCGTTATTGAAGCCCCGAAGGAAAATGCCGCGCAGATCGGGGACGTTGAAATGTGTGCCGTCGGCGGCGCCCCAATTCGTAGAGATAGCCGTGAACAATAGCGGATAGGTCGAACGCAAATAGCTTGCGCCGTCGCACCAAAGATAATTGCCGGGTAGCGTTCCTCCCGCGAAGGGGAAAAACGTTCCGGCCGGAACAATCGTCGGCAACAAAAGCGGCTGCCCGTTTGCTCTGGTGTAATTCACAATCTCACAATGCCCGCTATCGTCGTAGACGAGCAAGTCCATTCGGTCGCCGGCCGCAACCTGAATCGAAGCATTCGAGGGGCAACGGAGCACCGTTGCGTCATGCGTCAAGAGCGGAGCACCGCTAAACCGCACGATGAAAAGCTGCCCCTTTACGCCATTGGCAAACGCTGCGATTCCAACGTTTCCCGTGACGTTGAACACGTCACCATGCACGCCCGACAAATCGATGCTTGATGCGCTGGCGACGCTGGCCACCACGTCGCGCGCGAGCTTCGCCCCTCGCATCACAAGGTCCACGGCGATGTTGCCGGCCGGCTCCGCGCCAAGAGTGCGCGCCCAATTGACCGAGGGGGGCGTGGAGTTGATGTTGCCGAACGCCGCGGCGTACACGACGCCGCTTCGCTTGGCCAGATCGCCCGCGACGTATTGCGTGCCGGCGTCCCAATCCGGCACGCCCCGCCGCAGGATGCCATTCACTGCGAGGGCGAGGGTGTTGAAATTCCAATTCAGATATTCAGCGGGTGGACGTTCGCCCGAGACCCAGCCAAGATCCTTTTTCGTCGGCGAGGGTTCGGCGATTGAGCCGGAGTGCGCCCATGCGTCGATTAGCGCGGATGTCCCAATGTCTTTTGTCATGTGTCCTAAACCACGCTAGAGAATCCGGCGCCGGTTTGCGGCTGTCCGTATTGCCCGAACCCTGAGTTTACATCATTGCCTGCGAAGCCGAAGGGGCCAAGGCCCGGCGCAAAATAAATGGCATCGACGCGCACCCCCGCAGCGACGGGGACGGCCGTCGTCGCAAGCTCTGTCTCGCGGAACGAGACCGCTTTGTTGATCGTGACCACGATGAACCCGACGTGATTGGAGATCGTCACTGTCGCGTCGAACACGAAATTGAAATAGCGGATGAGCGTAGGTATCGTGCCGTCTGTGTTGTTGCGGATGATCTTCGCTTTGAGATACCGGCGGTAAAGCTCGTCGTCGGCGAGTGATAAAGACCCCGTTTCGAATTGCAATAGGCGCCCGCCAAGGTCCGGGCGTGTAAGGCTTGAAAGCCCTTTGAAATTGTCAATGATGGGATCGAATGCCGAATCCATATCGAAGACCGAGCTAAGCTGGAACGTATCGTCTATCGCGGTATCGATGAATGGCCGATCAAGCACGACTATTTTGCCAATGACGTCAAGCTGCGCGCCTTCGGCCGTGTCAAGCAGCCGCTTCAAAAGCAGATCGTTCGATACCCCCTCGATTTCGTTCATGGGCGACGTCAGCGCGCCGATCAACGAAGCAATGTTCGGCTTCGCCTTGTATTGCTGGATGAGAAGGCCGATGGCCTCTTCAACGCGGTCGGTCATGCCGCAACCTCATACACCGGAGCGCCGCTTACCTGTGTCGCACTCGTGTTTGTCCAGGGCGAACCCAGCATCCCCTGCATTCCGTCATAGAGCTTGACGCAGAACACGAGAGCGTCCGGGCGCACCTTATAGGGCGGTAGGCCCGCAGACATCGACGCAAAATCCTTAGCGGCGAGTGCGATGTTCCAGCACGCCGCCCACTCTACGGAATGCCCGGTGTTCTGGTTGAACGTGCCGTTATTGTTGAAATTGGAACCGATGACGCCTTCATTGATTGGCGGGGTTCGCGAATTTGTGTCAACCGTCGCGGCCACGCCGTCAAGATAGGCTGTGCGGCTCGCGGCTGACGCGAAGGCGCCGCCGATATGGTGCCAATTGGAATCGGCAATCGCAGCGGCCGAAGTCGATTGAACCCAATTGCTCGCGTCCGACGATTCCGCCACAAGATGAGCCGTCGAGTTGAGTGTAAGCCCGTGATATTTCTCTTGGCTCGTGGCGCCCGTCAAATCTCCTACTTTGAGAATTCCATGTACCAAGCCGTCCGCCGAATTCGTCATGCGCACTTTGCAGGCAAGCGAGAGCGGGAGCGCGAGCCCTGATAGCGTCTTAGCGATATGCGCAACCGCGAAATTATAGGCCATTATGCCTCCCGCACTACGACGCGCGTCACCTGCACGTCGGTCGTGATCGTGTCGCCGGCATCGGCCGGAACGCGGCGCAACCTAAGCCGGAATGGGTCGCCCGCTGCGATGCTCGACGTTCCGGCTGCGCCAACGGTGCACGTCACCGTCGATTTGGCCAGCACGCCCGACGCCGCGTTGGTCGTCACTGAGGCGCATTGCTGCGCCGTAGCGAAACCGTCTGAATCCTCGTCCTGCCCGCCCGATGCAAGGCGTTCGAACGTGGCGTCGAACACAGCGCCGCCCGTGGTCGCGCTCGCCGCCATCCAGTAGACATCAACGATGAGATTGCCCCCGTGATAATCGAGGGGCATGTAGTCTTCCCAAAAGCTCGTCTCTTGGGTCGTACCGTCATACGCAAGGAAGGGATGCGCGTTGCGGACCCCGAAGCGGCCGTAATTGGTCGCGGGGGAATCGGCCATACCGGGCCGCATGATGCGCGGCGCCATGCGCCGAAGGATAACCCCCGCAGGCCATGCCCCCGCAGCCTTGGGGCCGTACAGCAAGCCCGCGTCGGCGTTGTCGAGGTAGTAGTCCCCATTGGCGCCCGTGCCGCCCGCAGGCGCGCCAGAGCCGACGAGGAAGTTAGAGCCGTTGGCGCCTGACGAGCCCGCCGAGCCGTTCGATCCGACGTCGCCCGCGCGGGTGAAAGACAAGGTAAGGGCGTCGGCGTTGGCGAAGGGGTTGGCCGAAGACGAACCCACAATCGCGACTGTGATATTTTTATAGCCTGTCGGCGCTGCAACGGCGCTCACCGAAAACACAAGCCATTTCGTAGGGTCCGCCGTGTTGAAAAGGCGAATGTGGCCTTTGATCGTGTTTGTGGAATCGGCGAGGGTGGCCAGCACGCTCGACCAATCCGCCGTGTTTGCGTCGAGAAGATCCGCGCGGATCACGGTTGACGTGTTCTGCGTCGCGCTCGACAAGCGCAGCTTGCCGTTGCCTGGGTCAGCGTCGGTCGTTGTCGTGTCGAAAACGTAAGGGATAGAAACGCCGCCGCCGGCCGGGCCTACCGTTCCACCACCGCCCCCACCGCCCGGCGAAAACACGGACCAATACGTGACGTTAGGCGGCTGGTGATTTGTGTGGGCGAGAACGCATTGATAAAGCACCCCGCCGAATTGCGCAAAGCTGCTGACGACATAAGGCGTCGTGTTGTTCCAAACGGGAATCCCGTTCTGCAATATGTGGTTTATCTTTTCCGCAGGAAGCCCTTGCAAGAAATTCATGACTTCGGCGGAGGGCTGTTGCCCTACAGCCCACCCCGCATCCAATTCGGAATCGGTTGGCGTGATGCGTGTACCCGTCGCCGCCCAAGCATCTAAAAGTGCGCTATTGCCGATTGTCTTGGTCATGGTTCAAACGCTCAAGATCGTAACGTGTGAAGTCGAGATACGATAGACGACGTTTGGCACTGCGGGCAGGCTGACGCGCGCAAGGGAGCCCGGCGAAAGCCCAAGCTGCAAATCCATGACCTCGTGCCCAGGGATTGTGTTGATCGGTGTGTAGAGCCGCGTAAAAGGAAGCTCGTCGCCGATGGTGTAGTTGAATTCGACAAAGGCGGACACCGCGCTTGCGATATCGGCGTCACCGCTGCTCGGGTATTTCGAATTCTTGGAAATCGAAGCCGTAAGATAAACGTCTGTCACCGTGGGGCGATCAAAGGTGACGGGGAAGCTTTGCCCATTGGCGCCTTTCACGGTTACCGTTGTCGCGCCGAACATGCCGATGCCCGCCGACAAAGTTTGGAAAATGATCTGTGCGACTTGATCGTCGGTACCGCCAAGCACAATGGCCCAAATATAATGCGGTGGCACACCATTGAGATCGGCAAGCTCGGTGTTGTTCTGCAACACGAGGGACGCGGTTATTTCCGGCACATTCGTGAAGCGGGCCATGATCGCGTCGGTCGTCGCCGTCGCGGGGAACGAGACTGAGGCTTTGCGTCGGACGCGGAAATCTATGTCGGTCTCGACCGCAGTCCCCGTTATGCCTTCCACGAGGTTCGATACCGCCGTCCAGCCATCCACGAGCGACACGACTTTATTGAGCGCGCCGGCCGCGACCATCTGCGCACCTGTTGCCGCCGCGACGAAATTGCCGGGCGAACCGATCAGGGTAAAAACAAGGTTTGCGGAAAGCGTTACGTCCATCGCATTGGGTGACGTGACTTTGATCGACGTCGAAACAACCGAGGCCGTGAACCCTGCGGCAAGAATAAGATCGCGCAGCCCTGCGAGAATTTCATTAAGCGCAGGCGTTGTATCGGAATGGAATGTATGCGCAACGCTGTTAATCGTGACGGTATAATTCGTCAGAGCCTCAAGATCGCTGACCTGCACTTGAAAATCCAGCAAGGCGGCGTGCGTGATCGTGGCGTCTTCGACAAGCTGAAACACGAACGATCCGGCTTGCGCTGATGATCCGAGGGGGGTTCCGTCCAGTGCGGCGGAGCCCGGAACAACCGTTCCCTCTGTGCCGTAAAGCGTGCCGATGACCTGCGTCCGTATCGCAGGCAATCGCGTGATGCCACTAAGCGCGGCCAAGCCGTCAAGCTGCACGCCCGTAGCGAAATCAGGAATATAGGCGAGATAGATATTCTCCTGCATTTCCAAGACTAGCGATAGCGGGTCGATAAAAACTCCAATCAATTGCCCGAAGAATGACTCTGGGCGCAAATCGATATCGGCGCCGAACGCTGTTTGCAAAGACAATTCGATGTCCGCTTTAAGTTCGGGCAATCGCTTTCTTTCAAACCCGAGTGCAGTAAGGCCCGCCATAGTTTTTCCTAGATCGTGATCGGAACGGACACGTTAGTCAGATCGCCGATGTCAGTGCGGCACGAGAAAATGACCGTAAGAGAGCGCGCGACGTTGTTGTAATTCAGTTCAAAATTCGTCAACTCAGTGACATTTGGAACGCCTAGAATTGTCGCCTTAAAAAGGCTTTCCACGTGGGAACGGACGGGGCCTTTAATGAGGATGTCCGTGAAATACGGTATGCCTTGTGTCACGTCGAGATACCACTCGCCGAAAAAGAACAGCAGGCTTTGCTTGATCCGCTGACGCATAAGATCAAGGCCGCGCGCAGGCTGTAGATCGCCGTCGCGGATGACCAAATCATGTGTGCGCGCATCGAGCAGAAGGTCCATTACGGTGTCGGCGCTCCCGTGTTGCCGCCTTGCGGATCGGTGTGGACGTGGTTCTTGAGGCTCACTGTACCAGCCTTAACATCCCCTGTCGCAGTTATGTTGCCATCCACGGCAAGGTCGCCCTTGATGGACCAGTCCCCTGTGCCCTTCACGTCGCCCTCGATTTCCCAGCCCGCGCCCTTCTTCATGCGGAGTTTCTTTTGCTCGTAGATCAGCAGAACGTCGTCGTTATTCTCCGCAAGGGATTTGGCGTTGAAGGGGTAGGGCACGCCATGTAGGGCAATAGCGTCGTTAAGGTCGTGCGAGCGGGGGTCGCCTGGCGTGCGCAGCCCGCCTTGAACCAAATATTCCTCGATTGACCTATCCGTGAAGATGAGCAGCACCGCGTCGCCTTTGATCACGGGGAACGAAAACTCTGCCCCACCCGAGCGGGGGCACTGCACGGGGACGCCAGAGATCAAAGGCGGATCGTCAACGGCGCCATTCGCGTAAGTCCATCGTAGCGCGGGCTGCACTGTCGCCTTTTTGGTGGCGAAATCGTAATCAACGATCAAGCCGGGGCAGCAGAAATTAAGCGAGAACATGCGATGATCGAAATGAGTGTGGAGCAATTCGGTTAGCGTCGTCATTGCTCCACCACGTCGATATCCGTATACCAATCTTGTCCGCGCGTGTCGCCACTATGCTTAACCGATTCAATCCTGAAGCTCTTGCCCCCAGGAATCTCAAGCGCGTCGATGCTTATGCGGCCATTCGGCAATGCCTTGGGCAAAAGAAGTGAAGTCACACGCCATCCCGTTGCAACGATGTCTGCCTCTTTCTTGGCTTTGCCGAGCGATTTATGCGCGTTCAAAGATCCATCAAGCTGGCTCGCGGTGTAGTAGAGTTTCGAGGGGTTGCCGATCAGCCCACTCTCAACAGATAGCGGAACTGGCGGTTGCGAATTGTTTCCGTCGAGCGGCGCGAACACAAGATTGCCGTTCTGGATCGTCCATTCCAGGTTGAACCGCTTCGACACTTTGTCGAGCGCTGCTCTGGCCGGACCGACATAGGAAAAGCCGTTAGGGAAATTACCCTTGATCGCTTGTTTGTTGAGGATCGGAAAGCCGAATTGCGCAGCGATGGCGTCCATGACTTTCGAGCCCGCCACGCCTTGCCCGAACGAAAGATTAACGCGCGTCTCTCGAAGCTCCTTCACGCCGTCCTGGCATTCGAGCTGCGTTATGACGTCCGGCGGTTGATGCGAATGCAGAACGAATTGAGCGTGCCCCGCAAAGAGCAGCTCAAGCCCTGTGCCTTTGTTGTAGCCCGCCATGAGCCGGACATAGGAATCCTTTTGCTTGATCTTGGCCCGAGTGTCCTTCGATAGATTATAAACCCCCATTTTGATCGCATTTGTGGCGGAGCCTCGCGTCTTCTCGACATTGAACGTTATGCGCAGATTCTCCGCGCGGACGGCTGTTCCATCCGTCAGTTCAATGTCGATTGCCGCCGCTCTGTCAAACTGCGTCAACGGTCGTGGACTCCCTGTAAATAAGCTGCGCGAACACGCCCATATCGGCACGGCTGATTTCTGTCAGCGCGCCTTCCGTATCGATCACACGCAGTTCGCCAGGAGGCAATAGCGCGTTCTGATAGCGGCGCAGCAGCTCGACATGCAGCACAAGCTTTAACCCAGCAATGAGCAAATCCCCCTGCGGATCTAGGATGTCCATTGTCCAGAACGAAAAGCTTGTGTTCCATTTGAAATTGAAGACATAGGCCGTCTGCTCAAGTGGCACCGTCATTTGGTACGCAGGAAAATCTTGCCAGGGCAAAACGATGTACGCCATTAATGCAGCGCCCCCTTGATCGCATCGATCCCTCGCACGGCTAGGGATTTATTGGTTTGCGTGGTGGTCGCGTCTTTCGTCGTTTGAGAGCCTGCGTCTTGTTTTGAAGCGGCTTGGTCCGGCTTGCTCGTTTTGTCTTGCGATATCTCAACATTCTTTGTTTCGACAAACGTCACCCGTTGAAACTCGGCGGTGAAAAGCAAGCGCTGCCCCGTGTTTGTGTCGCGCGGCACTTTCAGATTGTTAAGCACCATGTTTTTATAGACTGCCAGCCCGGTGACGACGGTAATAGGAGCACGCGCTTTGTTGAGCGCGATCAGCTCCTCGAATGCTTCGACACGGCGATCCGACAGACCGCTAAACCCGCCGCTCAGAATGCCGCCAAAAATCTGCACCGGCGAATTCGTAACCTCTCCTTCGATCGTCAGACGATCCGGGTTGAGGAACACATGGTCCGTGATGGATGAGCCCGTTTCGAGGGGGTGATTGGTTACCTCTGCCGAAAACTCGTGCGTGTCCGTGATCGCGGCGTCAAGCGTGATCGCGCCAATCTGTGTCTTAGACGTCGGCGTGCCTAGCATTCGGAAAAGCATATCAAGGGCCATGGCGTGGCACGTCCCCTACGGTCTTTCGCATTTCCCCGTTCCAAAGATCGTGCCAAGATTTCTTGACCTGAGAATCAACGGCGCGCATTTGATCTTCGGAAGTTCCTTGCGGTACGGTTATCGTCGTTTCGTGGTTCACCGTGACATTGGTGTGTTTTGCGGCGTAGGTCGCTTTCGCGATGCTTTGCACGCGGGGATTGGCGACGCCACCGGGCAAAGCCGCGGCTTGAAAGCCGAGCGCCATTCCGCCGAACGGGTTCAACAATTGGCCAATGAATCCCAGAACGTCGGAATACGTTTTAACTTTCTCCAGCCAGCCAAGAAGCTTTTCGCCTGCGTTGCTTATGAAATCGCCGATGCTCTTGGCGAGATTGAAAATGCCGTTTTCGAAATTCGCGAAGGCTTGCGTTATATCTTCGACAAAAGCTTGTATGCCGTATTTTAGAATGTTCCACGGCGGAAGCATATTGCCGAGCAGCGAATCGCCCCCCTCGAAGTACGTAACGAGATCGTCAAGCGCGAGCACAATCGATGCGATGGCGCCGACGAGTGGGGCTGCCGCAATAGCGCTCGCCACGAAAGCCGGAAACAGGTAGGCCATCAGCACCGCACCGAGTAGCTTCACGGCGAGGGGCGCTTCCCATACCCAACGCAGCATGGCAACAATGGCATCTGTGAAATGCCGAACGGGGATGAAAATAAGGCCGAGAACATCGCCGATAGTCTTGAAGAACCCGACGATGTTCTGCCGGATCAGCTTTCCATTATCGACGTACCAATCTTTAAACCGTCGTATCATGTCGTTGAATGCGGGGAGAAACGCCACGCCGATTGCGTTTCTAACGCCAAGCATTGCCGTCCCTATGGACTTCATGCCCTTGACAAATTCTTCGGATTGCTCGGTCGATTCTTCGGTTATAATCCCGCCTAGGGCTTCAAATTCTGCGCCCTGCGCCTTGAGCGCAGCGCTGCCTTGTGCGAGCCAATTGGCCATACGCACTGAGTTTCGACCGAAGAACTGTTGTGCGATTGCTGCGCGCTCGCTCGTATCTTTGATCGTGTGGAGTTTGTCCGCGAGATCCAGCAACACCTTGACTTGATCTTGGTGGATGTTGATCCCAAGGTGGCCAAGCTCCTTGGCGCCGGCCGCACCGAGGCCCTTAAGCCCGAGTTTCGCATCGCCAACGATGCGGGTGAAAAACTTGAGGCCGAACGTGAAGCGCTCGGGATCCAAATCAAATTGATCCGCAGAATATTTCAGACGTTGAAAGGCGTCGGTCGCGATGCCAATGTCTTCGGCGGACTTCTTTACGTCAACGCCGTACTCTGCTGTTTTTTTGGCAAGCTCGAAAATGCCCGCGCTTACGGCTACGGCCGCAACGGTAACGCCTAACAATGTTTCAGAAAGAGTGCCGACGAGCCGCGTAAAGCGAAGAACCTGGCGCTCTGCGTCTTCCGTTTCGAACCCGAGGCGGGTTACTAATTCGCGAACGAGCATTCTTACTTTTCCTTCGCCGCGTTCGCTTCCATGTCTGCTTTAAAGTCGAGCAGCGCATTTGCGCGCAGCACGTCATCCAATGAATAAATCGTCTCTAACTCTTCAAGCTTCGCGACACCCTCCAGCACGAGACGCCAGATAATCCATTCCTGTTCCAGATCGGAGTCGAGCGTCCCCGTCAGTTTTTGAGCGGGGCTTCCTGCGCGGCGGTAAGGCTTGTAATAGTCCTCACCGCCCCCATAAAACTTGAAAAGTTGACCTCGAAGACAAAGCCGAGGGCCTGGATCATTTCTCCGAAATTGCCGGCAAAGGCGCTGTCGAATTCCGCCGCTGTCAGCTCACGCCCATTGCGCCACGTCATGCTGAACAGGCTAAGCAGCAATTCGGTGTCACGGTCGGGGTCCAGCCGCTCGGTAAAGGCCGCTAGGAGCGCGCCCACGCTCTTACTGCCTAGCTCGGCCTGCATAAGGCCTCCGGCGCTCTCGCCCGCCTCCAGCGCGCTTCCAAGGCCCGGCCCGAGCAGCTTGGCGAGCTTGAACGTCATGCGCGCGCCAGTGCGGCCGGGGAACGTGGTTACCTTGTAGGACGCGCCGTTGATATCGCGCTCTTTAGTTTCGATGGCCATTCAATTCTCCAGCACAGTGTAAATCTTCAACGCGCGAATTCTAGAAATTATAAGCGGAGAAGTGCCATGCAGTTTAGCCAATTCGACCCCAGATAAGCCTAAAGGGTTCGCGCGTATTGCGCGCACTTGATCAGCGGTCAATGTTCGCTTACTGAATTGAGCTTTTGCGCCGCGACCTTTATTCTTTTTGTCTTTGTTATTGTCGCACTGCGAGCCCTCAAACAAATGCGAAGGATTTACACAAGCCGGGTTGTCGCACTTATGCAAAACTTTATCCGTTATAGGACCAATTGATGTTTCCCAAGAAAAGCGGTGGGCCAAGCCCGACTTTCCATCGCGTTTTAAAATACCGTAGCCCCCACGATTGCGCGCGCGTTGCCACACCCAACAGCCCCTAGTAGGCCCAGGCAAACAGTCAACCTTTATTTTGCCTGGATAAAAATCCAAAATTGTCTGCATCAAGCGACCCCACTTGAAGCATCGTTGCCGCCGATGAAGGCTTTAATGTCGGAAAGAGCGATGACCCATTCTCGACCAACGATATCTTTTCCGTAATCCAGTTTCGCGAGTTTTTCGATCCATGCGGCTTGCGCAAACATCAAAGTGCGCCCACCACCGCCTTCTTCAATGGTGACGGGAAAGATCCCTGCATTGCTTACCAAGTCTAGATCGTAAAGCGATGACAGAACATCGTTACCCGGCGAAGTCTGCTTAAGCGTGAGCTTCAGCGTGCCCGTTTGATTGTTGGAGCGCGAACGCGAAACTTCGCCATCCGCTCCGACTGTTTTCTTGTACGCATTTTCATCTTGTTCAAGATCGATGAAAGTGCCGTCCATATACCCGCTCATTGGGATGACCCCAATTATGCAAATAACATTTCGCGGGTCGTAGGTTCTGACCGAGCCAGCCATTGAAATTTCTCCTATTCGCTAAACGGTAACGACCCCTTGCACGTCTAATTGGTGAATAGCTCCCGCTAATCGGCCCGTAAATTTCACGTCGCGCAGCACGCGATTCCCGCGGTCAATAGGATCGACGTCGAGCACGTCCGGCGCCGTGACGGTAAATTTCGGCTCTGGCGCGATGATGTCCATATCAACGGCGATATCCAATTGCTCGCGCACGAGATTCTTGATGATGCCAATTCCTCGATTTGTGTAAGGGATCTTAGGCGAATTGACGAGGGCGCCAAAGACGCGCTCCTTCATGCGCGCCGTGAGCCAATCGAGCCCGACAATCACGTCGATCCATTCCGGCGCGGCCGTCGTTCCGTCTTCCGTGATGTTGACGCCTGCCACCGTCTCGTAGCAATTGGCCTTCTTGAGCAAAATCGTGTCACGATCCGCAGAGACGAGTGTGTCCGAGGGGATTGTGGCCAGCGTCTTGAATTTCCACGTCGCGCTGCCCGGCTTGGTCGGAAGCATTTTACCGAGCCATCCCGCGTCGGGGTAGTAGAGCGACGCTTGATTGTGGAACAGCAAAGCCGTCCGCGAGAAGGCGTCCTGCTTCAACACAGACGCCACGTCATTCGTAATCGAAGGGTTCTTGACGCCTGCGTCGCCGCTCGCCGCAACGAAAATTTTCTTCTGCGTCTCGATCCAATTGGCAAGCTCAATAATGTCGGCCTGCGCCCGGCTCGAAACAGCCAAACCGTACCAATCCGAATCCGCGTTCTCAATCGCGATCATCGTATTAGTCCAGCTCGTGCCCGTATGCTTCTGGCCGATCTTCACGCGGTCAGGCGCAAACGTCTGAGCGAATGCTGTGTTCGCCATCAAATATTCCGGGTCCGTCGTTTGGAAATCGACGGCGACTTCCGCAATCGTGCCATAAGATTTCAGCGGCTCGCTTGAGAAGCGCTGCGAAGTCCCGACGAAAAGCGGCGTGCCAAATCCGACTTGCGAAACGACGGTCGTTTCCCGGCTGATTTGGACTTTTACGATGTCTTCAAGCGCCATTTTCTTAAGCTCCTATGTCAATCGGGACGTGAAGACTATCGATTGTGCCTTCGCCTATGACGTGCTCGATCACCGATACGTTATCGTCAAATTCCATGGCGACGCGGAACATAGCATCGAACGCCGCTCGCTGCTCGAATCCTGTGCCAGTCACGGCAGAAATGTCACTGACGGGCATCACCTCTTCCACATAGATGAGTCCGGCACGCTGCAAATCCTCGCGCTGGCGCGGCTTCTCAAATTCGTGCGAAAGGTCTTCGATGATGTCGAGCGCCCCAGGGCCAAAGCCTTGGAACTGTACGAGCACATTGGCGTCAATCGTCAAATGCACATTGCCGTAATTGTCGGCTCGCGATTCCGTGGGCTGCCCAACGTCCGTACCTTTTCGCGTGTAGATCATGACGAATGGAAAGTCTGGGCGCGGCGAATTCTGGTTCGCGAAAATGACCTCGCAGCCCGTCGTGACACGACGTTGCGCGAAAGTTTGTAGGATACCTCGAACCTGGGAGAGATTCATTCCTGCATCCGCCCGAGAATGTAGATATTGTGAGGGATGACGCCGTTCTGCCAGATCGCCTCGCCGATAATCTCGAAATCGCTATCGTCTATAGAGACAATATCGGGGTTTTGGCTGCCCTCTTTCGTCGTCACAAGCTTTTGGTCCGTGTACAGACGAAACTTTGCGGAGTCGCGGCGCCCCTCGGGAACGAGTTGCAAATCGGTCGGACGCAAAGGCTGAAGGCTGCCCATGATACCGACGATTTGTGCTTCGCCCTCGACCCACACACCGTCAACGTAAGCGCCGGCCGTCTTGCGCAGAACGTCAATCGGCTTGTGGAATTGAACGAATGGCGAAGCCACGATCAGCCCTCCACCTTGTAGTCGATTGAACGCAGCATGGCGCCCGTGTCGATCAAGGTCTTGGAGCTGCCCTTTTGCGCAATGGTCGAGGGGGCATTGGGGGGCGGCACGTTCGAACGGATCTTGGCTTGAATATCAGCCTTGGCGGCTTCGCCGACCAGCTTGAGCAGATGACGCGCCTTGGCGCCGGCCCCAACCGACGCGGTAAGCAGGGACGAGAGCGTTGTGCCGTGCACCGCGGCCGTCAGGACCTTCTCGCCCGACGATACGCCGTGCAATTGGTCGATGATCGTCTTGAGGCCGTTGGAGATCCCGAGATTCCACTTTTCCCGCTTCTCATCTGCGGTCGAGCGGAGCCAAGAGCGCTCAGGGATGCGTCCGTCATGCGTGCCGAATTCATTGACAGCGCCGACGAGCACCATAGGCGTTCCGTCCGCTTCAGCCTCTGCGTCGTCCTGAATGCCGATCTTGACACTCATATGCTTGAACGACGCCAGCTCCGCCATGATGGCGTGGAACCCGTGATCGATATCCACAACGGTGTTGAAACGGTCAAGGGCGCCCATCACAAGATTTCCGCGTCAGGAGGAACGGGAGGCGTAACCGTCGTGCCGAAAATGTTCTCGTCTCGGAGCTGGATAAGCTCCAGGCCGTAGGACGTCGCCTCAAGCGCCCGAGACTCTTGGCGCCCGCCGCCATACTGCACGGCAAGGTCGCCCTCCTTGAGCCCTATAATCGCGCCGCCATAGCCCCTGCGGCCGGCCAGGGTGAGCATGTGCGCCGCGAGATAGGCGACGGCCAGGTCCCGCTTTACCCCAAACGCCGATTGGCTCGTGCGGATATCCGCAAGGCCGAGCGCCGCGTCAATCGTGGGATTGACGGTCGGATTGAACAGCTCAGGCGCGATGACCTGTAGGGCGCTAGTTTGCTCCAGAAGAGGCATCGGCCCCACCCTTCGGTGTCGGGCGCCCTAGCAGCTCGACAAGCCGCTTTGAGGCTGCCTTGGAGACGGACGGCGCTTCGCTCTGCTCAAGCTTGCGCAATTCGTTGACGTTGAACATGTCCTTTATGTCAACGACGATTTCCTTGGCGAGCTTTGGCGTATCCGCGCTCAGAATCTCAATCGTCTTGGTCGCGATGAAATCCTTCACGCTAGGATGGTTCTTGAACTCGGTTGCTTGCGCATCGTCTTGGACATAGTTAAGGCCGGGCGCGAGTTGCACGGGCGCATGCGGGGGGCGCAAATAACAAGTCAGGATGCTCGTGCCGTTGTAACGAACCTTCATCACACCCTCGATTAGATCCCGTAAGCGATGCTTTGGCTGAAAGGGTAATAGACCAGACAACCCCCCACGCGCGAATGGCACGGGATGACAAATTCCAAGCCCTCTTCCTGCACCGGAAATTGCTCGAAAGGCTGCGGCATTTCGAACGTGAAAGCATCCGGCGATTTGCGATAGGCAATCATGATGTCTTTCGTGGACTGCGGCGTCGAAAGAAACGCGCCCGCACCCTTCAACTCGTTCGCCCAATCCACCGATTTGATGAACGGATTGTTGCGCAGGAAATAGTCCAGAATCGTCGTGTCCGAATTCGCAGAGCGCGCCGTGCTGGAGATATAGGCGTACTGCGCAATCGGCATGACGAGGGTGTCAGGCTGTTCCGCGCCATTCGTAAGCGACACGATCCCGTTGCAGAGATTGTTCATGTCCCGAAGGATTTGATCGGGGGTCTTAGTCGAGAATGTCGTGGTCGAGCCCGTGCCGTCATTCGCCACCGTCGCGATGGGAATAGCGGCGTTGCCGAGCCAGCCGGGCAGGCCGGACGGCGCATCGCCGTAGAACGCCAAGCGATTCCACTCTTCGCGCTGCGCGCGGACTGCGGCGTCGGCCTTGCGCTGCTGGAGCGGCTTGCCGGCGAGCGCCGCGGCGCGGATTTCCTGAATGGAGTAGCCGTAGCTGTTGCCGATGGAGCGCACGGGGAAACGGAATTCCTTGCCCTTGATGTCGGCGCGCGGCAAATCGTCAGCGTAGTTCGCGATGATCTTCGCGACGCCCGTCTTGTCGTACTGCTCGTACGCAATGGTCTCCGCGCCCGGCCCGGCTTCCATCGACACCGGGATAAGCTCCATCGCCTTGAGCGGGGCACGGACGATATCGTAGGAACGCGCCTTGCGGAACTCAAGCTCGCGCTCGAAGAAGATGGAAAAGTCGGCGTCCTCGCGCAGGTGCGAGTAGCTTGCGCTATCCTGGCGGAGTTGGTCCATAAGTGACATTTTTAATTCTCCTCCGAGAAAATAGCGTTAGATGATTTCCAGAACGGCCAAGCCGCCGGGCGTGGGCTGTGCGCTGATGAATTTGCCGCCGGTCACGACATTGCCGCTCGCAGTCTTCGAGAACTGCCCGACATTGGTCGAATTGGCATCGGCGTAAGCCGTGTCGCCAATCACGACGGCCTCGCTCACATAAACCCAGATCCGGCCCTTGCGAACGACGTTGACCATCTCGGTCGCCTTGTAGAGCACACTCGTGTCGGAGCGCAGCTTTTCCTTATTGAGTGTGCGTCGTGCGACGCCAAGGAACGTGTCGCCCGAACCGTCGATCATCTTGCATTGACTGCCGGGGGCCGTGCCGCGCTTAACCGGAGCGCCGAAATTGACGGCCGTTTCAGCCGAGAAAGAATCGACAAGCTCGATTCCTTCAATGCCGTACATCTGGCCCGCCTGTGCCGGGTCGAGGGTATAGCCGTAAGTGGTTGAATCGTCTTGACCGGACATGGGCCTTAATCCTTTTCAGCTTCGAGATTAGTGAGCGGGCTTAGCCGGGGGCTCTTTCTTGTACATGTTGGTCAGGCTCTCGCGCATATCGTCACGGGCCTTCTCCGAATCGGTCTTCGCGTCATCGCCGCGTGCCATCGTGCCCATACGCTCACGATTGCGCGCCATGGCATCCGAGGGGATTGCGACCTCAAGCGCGGAGTCGTAGCGGCCCGCGATATAGGCCGCGTCCTTGCCTGTGAAATCGGTCTTGGGAAATTTGGCCGTGATGACCGCCTTGCGGATTTCCTCGTCGCTCATCCCGTCGAATTTCAGCGCGACATCGGCCTTCACAATCTTAGCCGCCTGCGCAAGGAGGGCAGAGCGCGCCTTGACAGCCGCCGCAATCTCGTCGGCGCGCTTTTTGTCGGCTTCGGGGCCGGTCACCGCGTCGAGCTTGGTCTTGAGCGAATCCCGCTCTGTCGCAGCGGTATCTCGCGCTTTGAAGGCATCGGCGAGCGACGTTTCCGCCGTGTCGGCGCGCTTCGTCTGCTTGGCGAGTGCGTTGATGACTTCGGGAGCGGCCTCGTACTCAATGCCGTCGATGTTGACTTTCTTCATAGGCCGATTCTCCTCTAGATCGTCGTCAGTTTGGAGCGCGTCTTCTGCGTCCATGTTGATCCGCGCTTCGGGGCCGGCGCGGCCCGCCTGCACAAGCGCCAAATGGTTATAGCGGATGTTTGTCTGCTTCGCGTCATAGCGCTGCCCGTTGTAGACGCCATCCTCTTTCACAAGGTCCACGGTGTAGCCGAGGGACAGCCCGCGCTTGCCGCCTTCGACCGCTGCAACGGCGTCCTTGTGCGTGATCGTCAATGGCGCCATGACGTGACGGCCATCGGGTGAAATGTTCTCGCCGGTCTGCCCCACCATGAACGTTTTCGCGTTCTCCGCGTCCACGATGCGCGCCTTCGGATGATCGTTGGTGACGGGGATCATCTTCATGGAATCCAGAGAGGCTTTCGAGAAAACCTCGTCGGGGTGGCGCAGCTCTCGTGTAATGGAGCCGTCGGGGTTGCGGTACTTGAAAATTCCGGTTCGGGTCACGACGGCATCAACGCGCAAAAACCCTTCATCGGTCTTTGTCGCCTTGCCCTTCAATTCCCCGATATCGAAACGAAGCATCCACCGCCCTTTCGCGGGCGCCATTCAAGCCGACCCTTGCCGAGGATCGAGGCATCAAGCCCCGGCAAGGGTCAACCTGTAAGCATAGCCCGACGCTACTCATTCACGCTACGGAAGTACGTTCTACACAGTCAAGTAGGGAAACAAGTATTTTTGCGGCCTACCGCCGAGCAAAGACAAAGGTCGAAATGCCCTCGCGCCCGAGCAGCGTTTCGGCGTTCGATTCCTGTTGAAGCTCGAAGCCGCTGAAGTGCATGAAGCGAATGAGACCGGCCTGCGTCCAGTAATAGAAATGCTCGTCGGGGCGGAAATGCTTCGAGCCGAGCGCGTGTGCCTCGTCGTGGAAGATTGGGATCGACATGGCGACAAAGCGCGCGACGCCGCGAATGGCGCGCATCGGGTATTGCAGATGTTCGAATGAATCGAAAAACGTGGCGCAATCGATTTTCAAATCGATGCTTCGAAGCAGCTTGCGCTCGGTCAACCACGCAACCGCCTTCGGATTGATGTCAGTGCCGTAAGCGACGTAATGGCGACGGCCCATTTCTTCGACAAACGCGCCGCAGCCTATGCCGACGTCCAGAATGTTTTTCGGCTTCAGCCCGTCAACGAGATCCGCGCGGAATTTTGTAAGCGCCTTTCCCATTTCGGTTTGCGCGTAGCCCGCGTATTTCTCGAAGTAGGAATCGTCGTAGGGATGCGCTGTCAGATCGACGGGATAATAGCCGAATCCATTTGCATGGTCCCATTCCAATTGCTTCGGCTTTGCAAGGACGTTGAGCATAGTTTGTCGAGCCACCCGTTAAACTTCCCGTTGAAATCAACAATCTGTTTGTTGCAATTGTGTCGGGCGTCGGAACACATGCAATAATTCTCAGGACAAGCGGCGTCAACTTTCGAAAGATCCATCCTCGGGTCAGTAATCTTGTCGAACGAGTTATGCAAACCTCTTCCGCCGAAGACGATGTAGAGCGGCACGCCTGCGGCTATAGCCATCGGCACGGAAAACCCGACGCCAGCAACAACCGCGCTAGCTCCCTGATACAAGGCCAAAAGCTGATTGGTGTCCAGTTCCCCGCGATGGAACGCAACGTCCATCCCCACGGGGTCGGGGCCGTCAAACACTTCGTTCCGACCGTCCACGTCAGCGACCGTCACGACGTACAGGCCGCGCGCCTTGCAGCAGTCAATGGCGCGTTGCAGGTACTCCGGCAGAGGCCCCCTCGAATTGCTCGCCCATTCCGTTCGCAGCGTCGTCGGGCGCACGATGACGTACGGTCCTTCGACCGGAGACGGCACAACAGCCGGGGGCAGATCGAAGACGAAGGGCTCGCCGTTCAAGGGGAGCTGCGATTCAAGCGTCGTCATGATCGGTACGGTGTTAAGCATGGCGCCGTAAGAGAACCGCACATTGCGCGCGGTGCGAGGGGGTGCCGACCACCGCCGGGCCTGGCGCGCCACGTTCTTGGCCTGCGTCCGCAAATTCGTGTTGGAGCGAATAAAATTGAGGCCGGATATGTCCGCGTAAATCTCGGGGAACGCGCTATCGATCCAAATACGATTATGTTTCGCAGCGGCGCGAACATAGGGGCGTTGGAAAATGTTGTCGCCGAGCCCCTGAAGAGAGGTAATGTTTAGGTCCATCAATGTGACCTATAGATCATGCGCGTTCCTTCATTCAAACCCCATGCGGGGCAGCCAACCAAAAATTTATCCACGGCTTGGCGCGCGCCCTTCAGGTAGTGCAGATCTTCGATAAAGATTCCTCCGCCAGGCGAGAGTCTATTTGTTCCTCCCAAATGGCACAAAACATCAAGGTGCCCGCTATACGTATCGCAATCGAGAAACACGAAGGCGAATTGAATGCCCGGCGGCAAACCCCAAATCGTATCCCTAAACAAGCCGACCATCGGCACGATGTTAGTGTACCCCTCAAACATCTGTGCGGGCGTTTGTGTAGGCTTGAAAATTCCGGGCGATATTTGCGTCGTGTCGTCTATCTCAGGGTCAATGCCTTGCGCGGGGAAGCCCTCGAACGTATCGAAAGCATAGATCGTGCGGTCAGGCATTATCTCCGCAAGCTGCCGCGTCGTGCCGCCTTCGAAGACGCCAAACTCAGCAATTTGTCCGGGCACGGAGGAAAGCCGCTCGGCCCATACTCTGCGGATAAGCTCGCTGTGGTCGCTGACAGGCCCCGGCCTCATGCAAGTAGCCCCTCGATTGCGATCTTCTCAAAACATTGCAGCTTGCCGTTCAACGCGCAATCCCAAACCTTTATTCCTTGCTGCTCAAGGTCCGGCGCCATCGCGTCGAAATGCTTGTGGAAGAAATCCGCGTAATGGTTCTCGTAGGACGGGCTTCTGTGCCAATCATGCCAATGTGATTTGCCGTTGACAAAACTCATGTCGAACCCGAGCAACACAATCTCCTTGGCGCCAAAGAGCGCCGCGAGATTGAGGCCCATGGCGCCGGTACAAAAACCGCCCACACGCGACGGATCGCGCGATAGCTTGCGAATGTTGTGGGGCAAGTCCGAGCCCGTGCGGCCCAGGATCTTCACGTCAAACGGCGGCTGGAATGGAAGATTGCCGCGCGCAATGCGGTATTGCCCTTTCCATTTACCCAGCGCGTCGGCGTACTCGACTAGAAATCGCTGATCGCTCCAGCAACAAACATCCGCGTAAGGGAAAAGCTTGAACGCCACGTTACAAGCGACGATGCGCCCCTTTAACCGAGGGGCTGTTTCGATGTCGAAGCTCGGCCCGCCACCGATAACGTAAGCGCGCTCGCCGGTCCATTCCTTCGGGACGCTCCAGAAGTTCATTGCACAAACGGTACATAATACAGCACGAGCCACGACGCGGAACAATTGCCTGTTTGCGCTACGGCCGTTCCGCGCAAACCTTTTTCTGCGCGAAGTTTAACGCCGTTCTTGAAATGTAGCCCTCCGTGCATGGACATTAAATCCACTGCCATGCCTATGACGGTCGAATTTTTAGCCAGCAAAACGTGGTCTAGGTTTTGTTGCGTAGCGGAAAGCCCTGGAATATTTGTTCCCTGAAAATACCAAGAACTACCGAAATAATCCTCCCCGCCGCTCGTGTCGAATTGTGGAAAAACCCCTGCGCCTGGCGCAAGTCCGTCGCGGTACACGACGATATTATTCTCCATGGACGACCAATTGCTGCTCACCAAATCGGTGTAGTAAAGGCAGTGCCAAACAATCCATCCTTCGCCGCTAGCGAGGTTCAAAAATTCTAACGTACCGTTCGCCATATTAGTGGGCGTAATGCCCGTCAGGCGATTAAGCATCGTCCGGCTGGATGACTTTAGCCGGTAGGGAAGAACCTCACCGCCCTGGTTCACATAAATGATGGAAAATAAATTGGGGAAGCCGTCCGACGTGACTATGGTTATCTTCAAGTGCGACGAAAACGGAATTGGAAAGTCTATTGTATAAGTCCCATTCGTGTTTGTCGTGTCTTGCTCCGAACGTATATTCGCCGTCTGATACAACCCCGTTACCGTCCAATGCCCCAGCAAGTGGCCGAGATCAGTCGTTATGCTCGGCGAAGACTCACCGTCAACATAGATGTTGAGGATCGGGTCATTCTTCGCTGCTCCAGTAACGCCCGTAAACGTGAACCATATCTTGGAGCAATAGCCGGGACTCGTGAAAGCCTGGTCGATTAACGTAGCCGTTCCGCCCGCAGCGATGACCACTTTTTCAAGAACGGTCGTCGTGACGTAACCCTTATCGAGGGGCAAAATAGTGGCGGGCTTGTTTGGCTTCAAAAAGCTGAGCGCTGTCATATCAGTATCCGCCATTCACGAGTGTGAGGATGCTTTGTTGCCCCTGATTGACGGGCGTCGCGGACGTTCCCGAGCGGCACTTCAAAAACTTCACGCCCTTCCAATCGGCAGGGTCAAGCGCGAGCCATTTGCTCGCCGTCGCCTGGCTCGAAGAAATAGCGCGCTCGATATCGCCGTCGTAAATGTTGAAAAAGTTTGAACCGTCGAGGCTACCTTGAAATGTGATCGCCGCGAGTGTCCACGTCGCGGGCATAACGATACCGGCCAAACGCCCGTCGATTTCCTGCGCATCCGAAAGGCTCGCGGCGTTCGCGATTGTAGTGTTGATCGCTGCGGGGATGTAAGGGGGCAAATTAGCAAGTGAGGTAGCGAGGGTCTTGAGCCGGTCAAGGAGTGTGTTTGCTGTTGGGCTTGCCTGAACTTCGCCAAGCGTCGCTAGCAACCCTACGACGCGGGTTACAAGCGCATAATCTGACGCCGCAACAAGGGGGTTTGTATTGAGCACCGCCGCGCGATTGTCGGTCGTGCCGTCCTTAATCTCGACGGCGCCGATTTCAATATCACCCGCGACAATGCCACCAAGTGTGGCGGGTGTTCCGTCTTCGTTATAGACGACGACAGGCGTGCCTTGGTATTTCGCGGTCATGTTCCTACCGTCTCCCAAAAAACCCGAAAAGCCTCAAACCCAGATCGACGCACACCGCGCTTATGCCGCCAAGACCGACCGCGATGCGCCATACCCACGAATTGCGATCCTCAAGAACGTAGATGCGCTTTTCCTGCTCCAACATCGTTTTGCGGAGCAGTTCCAAATCCACGTTTGTCTTACTAAGCGCAACCTGTACCAATTGGCGCAGCTCGCTCACGTCGTCGCGAATTTGCAAGTGCTGTTGCGCCTGTCGCTCATCCAAGCGGGCCAGGATCGCCGCAACGTTCCCGCCCCGGCTGTTATCCGTTCCCCTTGGGTTATCCACTTTAGGCCGCTCCAGAAGTAAAATCATTATTCGCCTCCGAAGAGATCGGCGGGGAGGATAGGTTCGGCGTTACACCTGCACGCGTAATCTTGCCCGACGTGCAACCCTAGCGGTTCCGGCGGCGTATCCCAAGAACAAATCGCCCCCTCCATTTCAACATGACTCTCGCGCTCCCGCTCGTCCAACACGCCGCGCCAAATATATTTACCGATTCCTAATTCTGTTTGCCGCAACTGCGTCAGTTGACCGTTCAACTTTCCACTTTGGTCCAATGCGATGAGCCTCGCGCGACTCTCAGCAACGCCGAATCGGTCAACTATTTCTGCGGCAATATCCTCCGGCCTCCGCGAAGACCTAATCGAATTCATCGCGATCTGCTCGATCTTCCCCAATTCCTGTTCGGGTATCGATTTGATCAGCGCGGCATTCGTCTTCGCGAAAGCGTTCAACGCCGTGTTCAGCTTCGGCTCGTTCAAGAACACGTCCACGCCGAGCACCGCGCGCATTTGATCCAATATCTCGCCGCGATTGAAATCGGATATGTCTTCGGCTGCGATACGCGCTTCGCGTTCGGCGTCGAAGTCCTCGAAGAGGTTGCCCACCTTGAGCCGGACGGTCGTAAAGATCGGGGCAAGGCGATCTGCCCAATCATCGAGGCGTACGCCGGACTCTCGCAGCAGGCCGGGCAGGACCGGCAGAACGTCGTTGCGGATGATCGCCTCGAACCGTGCCGTGTAGGCCAATAGGACGCGCGCATAGGCCCGCTCTTGGGCGAGGGGGTAGAGTTGGCGCGGCGGCTTGCGCCGTAAGCCCTTGCGCCCCAGGACGTGCCTACGGGCTCGCGCGAGCCTCGCCAGATGGGGGTTAAGCTGGGTCACGCCCTATGCGCTCCTGTCCGGTGGCTCTGCCGATGGATCCGTGGCGTCGCCGGCTTCGGGATTGATCGTCGCTTCGAACGCGGCTTTGCGCTCCGCGGCCATTTTGTTCTGCAAGGCTTGATCGTACTGCGTCTCAATTGAGTACTTGTCGCCGCCGAAGCGAGATTTCGCGATGTCCTGCGGATCGACGGCGCCCATGCCTGCGTAAAGATTATCGGCCTGCGCCATGACGTAGCGCATATCCGCTTGCTCTTTGTCACTCATCTGCCAAAGCGGATTGAATTCGATTGTGTATTTCGTGGGGTCCGCGTTTGAGATCTTGGAATCAGCGGCGAGCAGCAACAATTGCTTAAGCCGATTCAACGGCTCTAGCAGAATGTCGTTCTGCTGCGCCGCGACCATATCGAAATATTGATCGGATTCCGTTTCGCTCGAAGCCGTCAAGCCCGAGGGGCTGCGCCCAAACAGCCGCGACATCGGAATGCCTGTCACGGCACAGATCAAGAACGAAAAGCGGTCGAGCAGATCGGGCAAGCCCGCTACCGACGATGCGACTTTCGTATAAGATTCATTCTCGTCCAACAAAATCGTGTTAATCATCGAGCGGCTTTGGTCGATCAGAGATAGCCGCGTGATGATCTGGCTTTCATTGCCGGCCGCAATCATGTTCTGCAAATTCTTGACGGTCAGCGTTGTCTGAATGAAATCGGAAATGATATTTGCCGAAGCCTGAAAGGCAAAGCCGAACGTCTTCAGCGTCTCGTAAACAGATTCAAACTCAGACGCGCCCCAAGTGTGGTTCTCAATCCGTGTTTTGTCGGGCAGCTCGTCTCCCTCGAAGCGCAGCAAGCGCGATTTGTGGACGCGAAACGCGCCAGGCATATTGTACGGCGCGATCCAGAAGAATTGCGGCTTGCCGTATTCCGGGCTCTGGGGGTTCGTCTCCAGATCAGGATAGGTCCACGACGTTTGCCAACGGTCATAGACGCGCAGGAATTCCACACTGCGGATATTCGTCTCGTTCAACGGCTCTTCAAAATCGCCGCCATCATCGGCACCAAGGAGAATAACCGCGCCGCCGTAGAGCCGTGCCCATTTCCAGGCGCGACGGAACAGCACGCGCGCCTGTAGCCGGTCAAGTTCTTCGAGCAACAGGCCATCGGTGTCTTCGGGAATGGTGATCCATTCGCGTGTGCCATCGTTCGGCACGATATCCACGATGCGCCGGCCTAGCCCGTCGCTGAGATAAATCGATTCAAGCAGAACCTTGTTCTTGAAACGGTCGCGTGCGTACTGCGTTGACTTCACGCGGTCGAGCTGCGTGCCGATCTTCGTAAAGAGATTCTGCCAACCATCTTTGCGCAACAAGGAGACTTTGGCGCTCATCGCGAACGTTCCTTCTCGTCGAACCGCTCACGCCGCAATTGCATTTTCCAAATCCCCTCCGCGCGCTCAATCTCCGCAGCGCGCTCCGCGTCGTACATCGCCGACGACATTTCCGCGCGCATCTTGCCGCGCCGTATGCGGTGATCTTCTGTATCGCCGGGGTACTTTTTGAGTTGTTGGCGCATTCAAGAACGTTCTTCTTTGTACGAAATATTTTTACGAACATGCCAAATAGCCTTACGGCTTACCTCAAATTCCAACGCCAGTTCCGCGCCACTTTTTTCCGATAGGCGGATGTACGCGGCTTGCGCCATGGTTAGTTTTCTTTTTGTCAAACCACGGTCTCTTCCTTTGGCTCTAACATCGCGCATGTTGTCGGTGTTATCGCCTAAAAACAAATGCCCCGGATTTACACAAGCAGGAACGTCACACTTATGCAGAACAAATAATTCATCCGGTATTTTTCCGCGCGACAATTCCCAAGACAATCGGTGCGAAAGCATGCGTTTTTGGCGTAGGGTTAATTGTCCGTAACCGAACTCAACGCACGAGCCCTCCCAAAGCCAACAGCCTGAATTAGGTTCTGGCGAAATCAAATGCCCGTGGGTCTCTAAGATATCCATCGCCGATCACATCGTAAGAAGTTTGTTCCAGTCGAGCGTGTTGTCTGTCAGCCTGTTAAACGCCCCCGCAGCGGCGTCAACCTGATCCTTGTAGCGCCCAACAGGGAACATGCGCAACTCGTCAAGGAACGGTGTCACCCAATCCTGCCCCGTGTCGAGCAACAACACGTTGCCGTTCTCGACCTGCACGCCAAGCGGCGCGGCGCGGCGTTCTTTGTTGCCGTCTGACGCACCGACCGGATCGGCGTACACCATGAAGCCAGCGAGGTTGCGGATCGTGGATTCGGCCGACTCCTTGCCGCCAGAGCCGGGCTCTTGCTCGACCCAAATCTCGACGCCGTAGCCGTCATTGACCGCAGCGGCCTTTATGTGCATTTCGCGATTGCCCCAGCTCCATTGCCCGCGCTTCACGTCGAGGATGATGAAGCGCCCATCGGGGAGCTGCCCCATCTTCACACCAGCGGTGTATGCGCCGCCGCCTTCCGTGCCGGCCTTGTCCCAATAGCGAATGGTGCGCATCAATCGATTCGGAATGCTCGCGATGCGCTGAATGAGATCGACCTGAAAGACCATCTTGCCGCGCGGCACGGGAGATTGCTGCATTTGGCCGGCGTAAGCGTATTCGCCAAGATCAATCTTCTGCGCGCGCAAGAAGCCCGGGGAGTAACGAGGGGATATGGGCTCGCCCTCAATCTCGCGCGGGTCCGTGAAAATAGGCGTCACGCAACGCCTATCCGGCTCAAACTCCGCTGGCAAGATCAGCCAAATATATTTGTCCTTGCGCTCCCGCTGCAAAAATCCCGAAAGGTCGTTGTCGTGCATACGCTGCATGATGATCAGCCTACGGAACTTATCGGGATCGACGTAGCGATTGGCCATCGTCTCGTTCCACCAATCGATAGCTTCAAGGCGCTTCACTTCGGAGAACGTGCCATCGCTTACAGAAAGCGGATCGTCGCACACGACGAAATGCCCACCTTCGCCTGTCGCTTGCCCGCCGACCGATGTCTTGATGCGATAGCCACCGCGCGCGTTTTCTATTTTGTCTTGGCGCGAAATTATAAGATTGGTTGGCCACCGAGTTTGATACCACGGCGATTCCCAAAGCCTGCGCGTCTTTTCCTGATCGCGTTTGGCAAGATTGTCCGCATACGAAGCAAAAATAAACTTGGCTTCGGGCCACAATGTCCATACCCATGCCGGGAACATCACGGCGCAAAGCAAAGACTTCAGCGCGCGAGGCGGAACATTGATTCCTAAATGCGGGATTTCAAACTTGGCCAGCGATTGCAGATGATCACAAATCGCTTTGACGTGCCAACTATCGACGAATGGGTTATCGCCTTCGACAATCGGCCACGCCTGCTTCACAAACTCGTAAAGCGACAACTCCGCCTGGCGCTTCCTGACTGCGCGAAGATGCTGCGGCCCTAGTTGCGTGAAGGCGTTCATTCATCCTTGACCCCGGCCGCTTCCATGATCACAGCCAATTGGGCGAGCTGCTCAGGATTGAGTTTCGACGTGTCGAATGCAGGGAGAGCTTGCGTTTGGAATGGTTCGTTTGGCGGGGTCGTGATGTCGTGGCGATCTTTCCAAAGTTCTTTTTCTTTATTCTTCAGAAAGAAGATCTGGGCCGTCGTTTGCGGCGGGATGTAAAGCTCCTCGGTGTAATGAATAATATCGCCGTCTTTCGTGACGGATGTCTTATTCAACAACACCGTTTGACCAACAGCATTTGCGAACAAACTTTTCGCGACTTTCGTATTTGCAATCTCCTTGCCCGCTTTTAATGAAGCTGAAAATTCCTCGTGGATTTCTTTCCAATCCTTAAGCGTTGACCACGCAATGTCGAGGCAACCGGCAATTCGCTCCTCAGTGTAACCCAATAGCGCGTAATCATGGACAAGCGCCGGATGGTACTCCGGGTCGTAAATTGTTGGCCTGCCCACTTTGCGCGCAAGTTCGCTCATTCGACCGAATTTACAGGTTCTTCGAGGCGGGGGCAAGCCACACGATTTTTGCGAATTATTTCTGCCCCCATAAGTTGTGGCTACCTATGGCAACCCCCGTATTCCGAGGGTAGCCAGAAATTCATTTTTAGATTCAATATGATACTACCTTGGCTACCATATCTACCTTATATAATTTGCTATATGGAGGGTAATTGGTACGTGAAACATTGTTGCGCGTAATGCACGTATTTACGGGCTTGCGTATTAAGCGATTTTTTTTTCAAGGTAGAAAAGGTAGACAAGGTAGCATCCTCTTGATTCTACAAGAGAATTTCTGGCTACCTTAGCGGCTACCTTACGATGGAAAGGTAGCCAGATATCAAGGGCTTAGGCCCCGTTCCCAACCCTTCACCCGACCATATCCCCTTGTCAAGCGCCGTTTTTCTCTTGCGGCTACCTGTCCGAAGCGCTCTACTCATCGCACAAGGTTCCTCAAAAACATGAAGGCCCCGACGCCATGGAACAGCTCCCCGCTCCGCTACCTTCCCGCCTCTACCGAGCCCGCTGGCGTCCCTGCGCCTAGCGCCGGCCGCCTACCATGGCCGGAAGCCCCCAAGCCCCTCACGGGGCCAGCCCGGGCGTTCTCGAAAGCGTCCGCTGGGCGCGCGCCAAAGGATTCGCCCTCGTGCCCGTCATCGTGCGCGCGAAGGCCGTAGCCTCGACGCACGCTAATTACACAGACAAACAGTACAATTCGCCGAACCCCGATTTCTGGGAGCAGAACGACTATGGCGCGGGCGTGCTCACCGGCCCCTCGCGCAAAGGCCCGACCGACGTCGATATCGACCACCCCGACGGCCTGCCCTTCGCCGAGATCTTCCTGCCGAAGACCGACTGCGTTTTCGGCCGCAAATCGGCGCCGCGCTCCCATTGGTTCTATATCTGCCCCTCGTCCCCCGCGAAGCGCATGGAATTCAAAGACCCCTTCATTGCGACCGAACGCAAAACCATCGTGGAATTCCGCGGGGACGGTGCCGAAAACCACACAATCCTGCCCGGCTCGATTCACCCAAGCGGCGAGACCTATCGATGGGAGACGACAGCCGTCCCCCTCATCATCGCCGAAACAACCGAAGACGTCCTGTTGCGCGCGGTCAAGAAGATCGCCGCCGCCACGCTGCTCGCGCGCTACGCCTGGGAGCCAGGCGACCGTGATCAGCCGGCCATGCACATATCCGGCATGTTCTGCAATCTCGGCTGGAGCGAAGAAGAAACCCTCGAAATGATGGAAGCCGTCATGAGCTTCCACGGCGACAAAGACCCCGAGCGCACGCGCAAAGCCGTCGCCACGACTTACAAACGAAAAGAAGCCGGGAAGAAAAACACAGGCGCCACAAAACTCAAGGCGCACCTGCGGGACAAAAAAGAGATCATCGATTTAATCTTGGAATGGTTCGGAGCCTTCGGCGATACTATCGTTGAAACATACAACGAAAGCTTTTCCGTCATCCGAATGGATGGCCGCGTCTTCGTCACGGCGAAAACCAAAAACCAATTGACATTCATGCCCGTCGGCGAATTCAAGAAATGGCGCTGCAACGATCTTCTGACAATCGGCGATGAAGAAATACCTAAAGCCTCGATATGGCTCAAAAGCCAAAACCGAAAAGAGTTTGAGAATACGACGTTCGACCCATCCGGCAAAGAATCGACGGACACCGAATTAAACCTATGGCAAGGATGGGCGGTTGCGCCAATCGGGGGGGATTGTTCCGCATGGTGCGATGTCTTCAAAACTGTTTTGTGCGGCGGCAACGAAGAGAAATACAAACTTGGGCTAGCGTGGTTCGCCGACATCATACAAGACCCCTCGAATAAGCCGGGAACAGCGCTCGTCTTTGTATCCGACGAGGGCGCAGTTAAATCGGTCTTTCTGGAATATTTCGCGAAAATACTAGGCTTCTCGTTCCTCTCAATATCCGACCAAGAAAACATAACGGGGAAATTCAACGACCATTTAAAAAACATGTTGCTGATCCAATCGGAAGAAGCGATTTACGCGCCAGAGAAAAAACACCGCTCAGTTTTGCGCTCGCTCATCACAGATCGCTATTTCATGGCGATGAAAAAATTCGGGATGCCCGAACAAGCCCGCAGCTACGCAAGAATCATCTTTACTTCCAATGACCCGCAAGCCGCGCCAATCGCCAGAACTGACCGACGCTACATCGTATTCGACGCGAGCGGCCGCAAAATGGACGGAGCCTTGAAAGATAGGTTCTTCGCGGAAATGAAAGCGCAGGGGCCGCAAGCGTTGCTGCACTTCCTGCAAAATTACGCTTATGAGAAAGACATGATCCGTACCAACATAAAAGACAAAGAACATGAGGCAATGAAAATTCAGAACTTCAACGAGACGCAGGAATGGTGGCACCAAATCTTGCAAGCCGGCGACATTCTCCCCAAAAGTTTGAAATGGGCGACCGACGACGCCAAGGCCGATTGGCCTTTCACGGTCGGCAAGACCGCGTTATGGGCAAATTTCCGCGACAATTATCCACGTTCGCGGGTCAGCCGCAACGCATGGGGCGCGGAGCTGGCGAAAATGCTTGGCGGCGCAGTGCCGACGAAACAGGTTCGGTTCATAATTCCGCTTGACTTCCGCGAGCGAACGCCGATCCCCGAACGCCAGGATTCCTTTTTTGGCCTTCCACCCCTCGATGCTTGCCGCAAATCCTTCGACGCCTATATGCAAACCGAGATCACGTGGAGCGGCGTGGATTCCAATCCGCTCGAAGAAAAGCAACCCGATGACACACAGGATATGTAACCATGCTAAAAAACATTGATCGTCTGACTCTTCCTTACGGGGTATGGACCACTAAAGAAGGCACGCGGTTTCTTTTCAATAGATTCTATTCCCCTATCTTGGAAAAGTGCGAAGACGGAATTTTTAGGCCGTGTAGGCATCATTGGGTAACGTGGGACATGCAATCGTGGTACTACGATGACAGTTTGGCCAATTACCCAAAACGATTAACGAAACTGCGAAGGATAAGAGACATCCTCTATTTGCTCGCGTCCAATCAAGACGGACGGTGCCTTGAAACGAGCCCGATGCACCCCGCAAGAAACTGTTTGGAAGAGCTAGAAGAATTTTTAAACTCCCCCAAGAAATCTGGCCGTCCAGACGATTCCAATCGAGGTCGACTAAAAAATCCTGGATTTTATCCGTGAGCAGGTTCCCCAGAGCCGCGCCGCCATGGGCGCGGCTCTGCCACTTGCCCCCCGCCTTGAGCCCCTCGAAGCTCGGCGGGGGGATCTTTTCGGCTTGACAGCGGATTATAGAAGGATTAAATAAGGATCTGGAAACAAGGAGAAGCGCCGTGAAACGAGGCGAACACTTTAACCACACATACTGGATCACGCCAGACAGAAAGCCGCTTGAGTGCGTCGTTACCCGCATTGCACAGGGCGTGATTTATTATCGCCCTTTCTATAGCAAACACGATGACGGAACTGACTGGTTGGGGGCGTCGGCTTATTTTTCGGTCGAACAAGCAGAAAAATACGTTTTGGAGGGAGCATGTCTTCACGACTTCGACACCTCCGGCTCCAACCCCTCGCGTGGCTGGCATCGCGCGGTGTGCCGCAAATGCGGCTTCGACGCTTCAGTTGACAGTGGAGATTAGACTATGCGGCAATGGCAAGTGGAATGGTTTGATCGCTTCAATGAGCGCGAAAGGATTGAGATATTCGATGACTTTCGCGCCGCGCATATTCACGCGAGAAAAATGTCGCGCGATAACGACGCGGATTCCGTTGTTATGGCGCTGGATGATTTTCCTGATGGCGGGAAAACCGTCACGGGTCACATGGAATACAGCTTTGGTTTACGCGGCGAAAAGCAAGGAAGCTGCGTGCTTCTTGATTGGCCCATAACATGATCCGCACCGCCCTCACCTGCATCCTTTTCGCCGCGCTGCTGATCGGCGCCGTGGGCCTCGCAGCGATCATACTTGACGACGTGTTTCACTACCCCTCGCAATGCCAGGAGATCGGACGATGATCTTCCAGCACGAAAACGCCCTTCGTTGGGGGCCGCCCGAGCGGAATACCGTGAGGATCGTTTCTTTCCGCGCCGATGCGTATAGTGCGGGCTGGCCATCGGAGAACGCGCTTAAGCTCATACAATGGGTCAACGCCAGGCTTTTAGAGATACCTCCAGAATTTCGCGACATTGCAGAGGTGAATTTTGAAGCGCATGCAGGCTGGGAAGGGGAAAGCGAATTGAGCGTCGAAGTCTCTTTCGTTCGTTCCGAAACAGACGAAGAATTTGCGGCGCGACAAACTCTTTACGCTGAAGCCTTGGCCGCGAAAGAAGCGGAAGAGGCCATCGAGTTTAACCGCCTGAAACAAAAATTTGAAGGTGGCAGATGAACAAACTCACTCTCAAAGCGCTCAAGGGCTCCATCGCGAAGTGGGAAGCGATTGTGGCTGGGACGGGAAAAGATGAGGGATCAAGAAACTGCCCATTGTGCAAAAGGTTCTCTGACCTTGGGTGCACAAAGAGGAGCGAGCAATGCCCCGTTAAAATTAAAACGGGTTACGGCAATTGTTTGGGAACGCCCTACTATGACACTTTAGATATAAAGAGAGACGAGCGCGAACTCGCCTTCCTTCGCTCCCTCCTGCCCGAGGATGAGAAATGACCCCCTTCGCGCAAAGATTCCTTCAGCACATGCTTGAATCCCGGTTTGCTGCTCCGAACACCGATCAAGAAAAGCTATCGCTCGCCAATCGCATTAGCGGCGGCATGACAGCGTGCGCCATCACCGGGGATCATGAATCCATTCTCGATCTGGCCGCGGCGTCGTCAATCGCGCTCGTCATGGGCTATGACGGCCTCGCCAATCACGTGAAGGAGAACGCATCATGAAAGGTCCTTGGGAATACCGCGAAAATAATCCTCCTGGCTCAGGCGGTCTGCGATCTGCAATAGACCCGCCTTACGAGGATTGGCCTTTTCTTATCGTTATGCCGGCTGCTCCATTTGCTTTCGGCAAAACTGGAGCGGCTGTATCTCGTTCTCAGGATTCGCCAATCGAAGAAGCAGAAGAAATTGCGCGTCTTATTGCTGCCGCGCCGGACCTTTTAGAAGCGTTGAAACTCTTAACGGAAGAAGGCGATCCGCGAGGACAAAAACTTGCGCGGATCGCTATAGCCAAAGCAGAAGGCCGCAAGCTATGACCGACTTCGAATCGCTGTTCGGCCCCCTTGGCCCGCCTACGCCTCAGCCGCCGTTCTGGCCGCGCTGGTTCAAGGCGCTTGTGCTGATCACGCTGGGCTCGCTCGTGTGGGGCTTCGTCTTCGCCGTGGCTGCCTTCCTATGATGCACATCTTTAAAAACCCATGGCGCGTAACGCTCCTAAAATTTCGTTGGGCTCTTGGGCTGTGGATTTTACCGCCGCTTGCCCGTGAACTGTTAAAGGGACCGCGATATCCTCGCGCCCTTACTATTCAGGACGTCAGGAACATGCTTCCGGCGAGCATCGGCGTTCGTCTTGTTCCAAATGAACCCGCGATCATCGAGCTTTTCAAAGAGGCTGACGGTAAATGACCCGCCCCGCCCCCGACGCGCCGCTGAGCGAAGCCGATATTGTAGAAGTGCAGAGGCTTGTCGCAATCAATACAGAGCTTGGCGGCGACGGCTACATTGATGCTGGTCTACTACGCCGCCTCCTCTCCTCTGCCGCCCTCGTGGCCGAGAAGGACAAGGAGATAGAGAGGCTGACAAAATCACTGGTCTCGACTATCGACAAAGCCGCCAGCGATTTATCCGACATGCGCGAGCAGAGGGACAACTACGTAGAGACCAGCGAGCACTACAAACACTGCGTCAAGGCAGATTATGCCGAGAAAACGCGCCTCCAAGCCCTCCTCACCGAGGCCGGGGCGATGCTGCAACAAGTGCAATGGAAAGGCGATTCTCTTATTTCTCGTTGCCCAATATGTGAAGAGCGTAAGGAGTGGGGCCACTCCTCTTCCTGCGCCCTCGCCGCCCTGATCGAGAAGGTGGGAAAGATATGACAGACGAACAGATTGAGAAACGTCTCGCGGCCTTGGAAAAGGATAGTCATCCTCCCATCGATTTACGGCCCGCAATCGTGGAAATCTTGGAGGAACTCGCCTCTCGCGACGCGGAACGCCCCACGCTGGCGCCGGATCTGGCGGAGCTTGTGAAGAACCTGCGGAATATGCACGCAGCAAAGGCGGCCGATTACGAATTGCGAAGAGGCCGCGCGCTCGGGAAAACCGATGAGCTTGAGGCTGCGGAGGCTATCGAATCCCTTTCCGCGCTGAACGCAGAACAGGCGGAAGAGATCAGGGCTTTGAAAAAATCATGCGAGGAAGGCCACGAACGCGAGGGGGATCTTTTTGACACAATAGGGGCTGCTGAGCGCGAAAACACGATTTTACGCACCCGCCAAGCCGATCTGCTGGGGGCGCTGAAGGAATGGTACGAAGACTATGACGGGTGGAACGATGAGCAGCTTAGAAAGCGCACTGATCCCGCAACATTCAAGCGCGTGAAGCAGACGCAAGCCGCGATCAAGCGCGCGGAGGAAAGGGCGCCATGAGCACCTGGATCACTTGCCATCGTTGCGCTACGCAATTTGCACTTCCAGATGAACTTTATGGGGCGGCGAAGAAAACCCCCAGCATTTCATTTTGGTGTCCTTACGGGCACGAAGCCCATTTCCCTGCGGGGGAAACTGAAATAGATAAGCTCCGCCGTGAACGTGATCGACTACTCCAAAGAATGGCCGAAAAGGATGATCGAATCCTCGCCCAACAAGAGCAACAACAAATGACTGAGCGGCAGCTTTCAGCTCAGAAAGGCGTTGTTACGCGGATTAAAAATCGCGTTGGAAATGGTGTTTGTCCATGTTGCTCGCGGTCTTTCAATGGTCTGCATCGCCATATGAAGACAAAGCATCCCGATTTCACCAAGAACGAAAGCGTTCTCCAATGACAACCCCCGAGCCCCCCGAGCCCCGCCCTGCCGATAGCGGGGAGGACGTGATAGCGAACGCGATTCTGCTTGAAGCATATTTACCGAGCAGGCAACGCCAGCCGCTATACGATTTGATTACCCTTGCGCAGGAGCGCGCGGCTGAGGTCGAGAGGCTGACGAAAGAAAAGAAGACATGGAACGAACGCTTAGCAAATCAGAGCGATGTGGACGCCCTTATGGAAGAGGTTGAAGCCCTCCAATCCCGCGAGCGCGAGCTACGCGCAGCGCTAACCGATGTATTCGCGCTAATTGATTCGGGTTATTTGGTCCGCAATATCGCCGATGACGCCGAACCTGGATGGGCTATGCGCCAGCTTCACAATGTGCAGCGCCTCGCCAAGGCTTACGCCGTCTCCCTCACAACCAGCCGCGAAGGCGAGAAGACATGATCGACGAAACAATAACATGGCCATCTTGGCAGCGCGTAACTCCAGCGCAAATGGACGCGACATTTTTATTTTTGGCGCGGGGTACTCGCGTAACTTTTGGGAAATACGCCATGGATAAACCAAAAGGGTGGTGCAGTTGGGATGGTGGCTTTTCTAAGAAAGAACCCCCAACGCACTGGATAAATGCCCCAAAACAAGATTGGAATGAACTCAGAGCTTGGGTTGACAAACATGGTTTGCCCCCGGCGCTTCGCGAAGGCGAGAAGACGGAGGGGGAGCGGTGATCGCCGCGCTTTTTGTAGAAACTGGTGGCTGCTATTTTGGCCTTGATGGTGTCGATCCATGGGACGAACCGCGAGACGCCCGCACCTACGCCGGACCGCATCCTGTCATCGCGCATCCACCTTGTCAGCGCTGGGGGCGTTACTGGCACGGCGCACCGAACAAACCGTGTCAATTCCGGCTGGGCGAAGATGGCGGATGCTTCGAGGCTGCATTGGACAGCGTGCGCAGATGGGGCGGTGTCCTTGAGCATCCGAAGGACAGCCACGCATGGGGCCAGTTCTCAATTCATCGTCCTCCCAATGCCGGCCAGTGGATCTGGGCGGATGCGTACGGCGGCTACACCTGTTGCGTCGAACAGGGCCATTACGGGCACTTCTCCCGCAAGCCTACATGGCTCTACGCAATGCACATCACACGCCCGGAATTGATCTGGGGGCCGTCAGAGCAGCGCCTGCCGGCCTACGCCGTTGAGCGCTATGGCTATGCGAAAGCCAGGCGCATTGGTGTCATGGCGGCAGTGGGCGGCAAAGACAAGACGAAGATACGCAACGCTACGCCGATCCCTTTTCGCGACCTGCTGATTTCCATTGCGCGATCAGTCCCCACCACACCGGAGCCGACCAATGACTGACACAATTGGAACCAGCCTCGAAGGCGAGAAGACCGATGATTGAGCGCAAAGAGACGACATGGTGCACGCTTTGCGGTGCACGCTTCACTCATGCGGAGATTGATGGAGCGCTGGCATGCCCTAAATGCGGGGACACGGGCAATCCATGCGATCCCAACGAAGACGTATCGGTCACGGTGAATTGGCACGAGCTGCGCATTCTCGGAATATGGGCTGAGAATTTTGCGAATGCCTGTCAGACCCGCAATCCCAATGGCGATGGAGAAGCGCATCCACGCACGGTCCACGCCATAACGCGGCGCCTGCAACGGCAATTTCCCGGCAAGACGGCGTTGACTTTGTCAGGGGAAATTGCGCAGATCAAAGACCATGGCTACGGGATCGAAAGCCATGGGATCGCAAAGTCAGAATTGATTCCTGTAAATGGTCCTGGAGCCGTGGTGTTTTGTTCGGACTGTCCACCAACGGGTTATCCCACAGACGAGACGCGGTGCGAGTTTTGCCCACGTCGCGGCAGCAACCGCGAAGGCGAGAAGACGGAGGGGGAGCGGTGAGCAGATGCGCAGAATGTAAATTCTTCGCCGCGCGGCTGAATGCGCCGCACTTAAGGCTCGGAGATTGTCATCGGTTTCCCCCGACGATCGATATTCGCGCCTCAAGTCAGTCTCCGCAGGCTCCTCCGTATTGGCCGCGCATGCGTGAAGACGATTGGTGCGGCGAATACACCAATAAGCCAAACTGGAGGCCGACCGATGACTGACCGCACCGTGAAGGCGTGGGCGATTGCGCCGGCAGATGGAGGGATCATTATCCCCTATGTCGCGAGCACAAGAACGGAGGTAATCACCGCCACGATCAACAACTGCGGGGGTAGATGGCAGTATTGGTACCGCCGGGGCTACCGCGCCGTTCGTGTCGAGATCGGGATCATAGGAGACGGGGAGTGAAGCCCAGAGCCCTCGACTTGTTCTGTGGTGCCGGCGGCGCTTCCATGGGCCTGCACCGCGCGGGCTTCGACGTGACTGGCGTCGATATCAAGCCACAGCCCCGGTATCCGTTCAAATTCGTTCTGGCAGACGCGTTGACGTTCCCGCTCGATGGGTTTGATTTTATTTGGGCGAGCCCGCCGTGCCAACGCTACAGCAACGCGCAGCGCATACGATCTTACGAGCATCCCGATCTTATCCCGCCTATCCGTACCCGTCTTAAGGCGTCCCGCGCGCCCTACGTCATTGAGAACGTGCCAGGCGCCCCCCTCGTCAACCCTATCGAACTTTGCGGCGCCGCATTCGGACTTCGGGTTTATCGTCATCGCCTTTTCGAGTGCTCGTTTCCTATTGCCTCGCCAAGGCACGTCACGCATAGCGCGCCGCTTCGGAAAATGGGGCGCCGACCGACGGATGGGGAATTTATGCATGTGGTTGGCAATTTCTCTGGAGCACAAGCGGCGCGCGAGGCGATGGGCATTGATTGGATGACGCGGGACGAATTGCGGGAATCCATCCCGCCCGCCTACGCCGAATACATCGGCCGCGCCGCGCTTGAGCATATTAGACAGGAGCAAGTAGTATGACAACCCTCCCCGATATCGAGAAGCTGGTTGAGCGGCTGGATGGCGCTGGCGACGTGCTCGACATACCCGTATGGCAAGACCATGCCCTTGCCGTCAAAGACGCTCGCGCCGCCCTCCTCGCCTATGCGGAGCGGGTGAAGGAGCTGGAGGAGGCGCTGAAGCCGTTCGCCAAATTCGACGAGGGTATAGATCCTGCGGGGCCATACGAAGAATGGTTTCGCCATGACGGCGAAGTCCTCTATGTCAGAGACTTTCTTAATGCCCGCGCCGCGCTTAAGGAGAGCCCCAATGGCTGAGACGCAGAACGATAACGAAGTTTATCACTTCGCCAAATTAGCCGAAGGAGATGAGGGCATTGATGCCTCCAGCGATACACGATGCGCGATCTTAGCTGTTTGCGTGGCCGATCAACAGCGCGCCGGATTCAAGAGTTACATTGACCTCAGACAGGCGAGTTGTCCCGACTGTACCGCTCCAGGGTTCAATACGGGCTGGGGATTTTGGCGTTTCGCCTGCGGCGCGGAAATACTAAGTGATGGCGAGCCTTGCGAACCTTGCGGCGACAAATCGGAGTCGATCAATGGCTGAGACGATACAGGAGAGGCTGCGCCGGTATGTGATGCTCGATTGGGGGATGCCGCTCTCAAAAGCCGAAAGACAAGCTGCGCATCATATCGACGCTCTCGAAGCCGAACTCACCTCCCTCCGCTCCCGCGCCGAAGCCGGGGCGAAGTGCGCAGAGGCGCTAGCAGTGGTGTTAGAAAGTGTTCAATGGTCTTTTATGACTCGGTTTGGAGGGCCTTGGTTAGAAGCCTGCCCGGTATGCGAAGAGCCGAAAAGTACTGGGCATTCTAAGGATTGCGGGTTAATCGCCGCTCTGCGCGCTTTCCACCAAGCCCAGCCCGAGCAGAAGGACAAAAAGGAATGAACCGACTACTAAAAGACAGGACAACCCGAATCAATGCGCTACAGGAAGACTTGATACGGCGCATGGGTGAACCTGAACCGTACCGCACATTACGTCTTCAAAAAGAGCGCATCGAAGCTCAACGCCAACAAGAGTTGGAGCGAATGATGTACGATAAGCAAGCTGAAGATTTGCGCAAGGAAATCAAAAAACTCGGCCACGTTCCAGCTGCATAGAAGGACAAGCCCGATGACACCGTATGAGGAGCTGCGGGAGAAGGCCACGTTGGCGATCATGGCAAAAGTCCCTGAAGGATACGGAATGACAGGGAGAGAGGCGCAGGAGTACGCACATGCTGCACTCATCCTCGCGCTCACGCACTGCGCGGAGATCGCGGAGGCGCACAAGGGCGAGGCCGAGCGGCAGCGCAGAAACAAAACAGCGCGTTCTTTTAGCCCTGAGGCGCTGGATGAAATTTGGGCCGAAGAGCGCGGCGAAGACATTGCTTCGGAGATCATCGCCCGATCCATCCGCGCCCTACTGCCCAAGCCGGAACAGGGGGAGGGGTGATGGCCGACCTAAAATGTTTAGATTGCGACAATGCCGCCTATGTCCATTTTCAATGGGGGCCAAGCAATCAGCAGGCTAATTTTTGTAAATCTCATGCGGCCAAGTGGTGGAAAGATTGGGGCTCAACTCCTGCCGGGGAACGGCTGACGATCACCGATCTTCAAGCAAAGGAAAATGACAAATGACCGAAGAATCTAAAAGCTTGCCGAAAGCCTTGGAGCGCTGGAAAGCGGCGCAAATCGAGATTGGCTTGGCCATGGCCGAGCTGCGTTCGTTCGGGCTGTTGACAGGACCGTTCGAGAATCTGCGCGGCTACATGGACGAGACGACGAGCGCGGCGCAACGTGTTGACGATTGTCTCAACGGCAAGATGAAGGGCAAATCTCAATCGCGGCGCTCGACCGACTACGCTCCAATATTTTCGCCGACGGGCAAGGAATTGGAAAATGACTCTTGCCCCGTGCTTAATGAAGGCTCATAATTACAAATCGTTTAACAACCCATTATAAGAGGATTTGAAATGGAACCCGACACGAGCCCCGCCAACGGCAAGAAGAAGCCCGGCCGCAAGGCTGACCCGAACAAGCCCGCGAAGGCGCCGGCAACGCCGCGCGTTAAGCGCCCTTTGACCGATTTCGGCAAGGCCGTCGCGAAGCACCTGATCGATACCGAACAGACACGGGCCGATCTGGCGAAGTCCGCAGGGCTTACGCCGCACGCCTTGTCCCAAATGTGTCACGGTCTGGAGGAAGCGCCGATGTCGTGGATCGATCACCCCTCGCTACCAGCCTTCATGCGTGAAGCCGCCGTGGGCGCACACCGCGACACAATCGAACGCAATTACGCCGCGCTTCAAAGCTTCCTTGGCGCCGACGTCTAACAAGAGGAGCGAGGGTTAGCAGCCCTCGCCTTTAGCCCGATGGCCTACAATTTTCACAGCGCAACAGACGAAATTCGCATTTCGCGCGCTATTGCAGAAGAACCCATCACGCTTGCTTGTTGGGTTCGATTTAAGCCCGCGACCAGATGGCAACGATTCAAAGCGTGGCTGCGGCGACCTTGGCGTCTGCCGCCTAAAATTAGCGTTAGGCGCGCCCGATGACCCTCGATCCCGCCAAACTTCGCCAATGGCTCGACCAATTCGAGCCCGGAAGCGAGCCGCCGGGAGCGCCGCCCAGCGATAGCGCCGCGGCGTTCGCGAGCCTCGTGGTGCTTTCATCCATCGCCATTTCGCTCAAACGGATTGCGGATAACTTCACACCGTTGCCGCATGAACAAAATCCCTACCCCTTTTCGCACCCGTCAATGCCGCGATGAAATCCCATTGCGTCCGAGGGCACGACTGGCCGGAGAATCTGTTGATCCGCACCGATGGTAGCGGGGTTTGTGTTGCATGCAGGCGCCTCTTGGCGCGCTTCGCGCGAGGCGTGGGCGATCTGCCCCCTCGCATATTCAGTAGAAACGACGCCCGATTGACCCCGCAGCAAGTGGCGGAGATCCGCGCTTCGGCCCTCTCCAACCGCCATTTCGCCATTAAATTCGGTGTTTCCTACCGGGCGATCAATAAAGTCCGAAAAGGCGAAACCTATAAACACCTGTTGACAATCGCCCCAGGATTAAATAAGGATAAGCAATGAAGCCCGCCGCGCACCAATTTTACCCCACAACGAAAGACGATGGCACGTCGGCATGGTCGATGGACAACGGCGATAAAGTAGCGCTCGCGCTGCGCCACCTTTCGGAGCGGGACCTTTTTCGAATTGCGAAGGAGAACGGCGTGCAAGAGCGCTGCGCCAAGTTCCGCGACAAACACTCCAAGGCGCGCATCCGCATGTATCTCGCCATGATGCTTAGGGCTCGCGCCAGGCGCGGCATCGCCATTAAAATCTTAGGCAAGGAATTGAAGATATGACCGCCACCGTCCAAGAACGCGCCAACGCGGCGGAGAAAGCGCGCTACATCCTTGAGGATCTTGCGCCGCTCACCGAGGGCCTTAAGCTTTGGGTCGATGCGACGACGAAGGTCTACCCCGAGAACCTGCTGACCGAGCTTGTGGACGGCGAAGACGATCCGCGCCTGCATTACGCCAAGCTGCGCGAGACGTTGAACCCCATCCCGTCGAGCGCGCTGGCTGGCGATTTCGCGCGGATGAAAATGTTGCTGGATTCCTTTGACGAAGTGCGTAAGCCCCTCGCCGAAGCCGTCGAGACGATGAAGCAGGCCACGATCCCCTGCGCGTTCAAGCTGGAGGGATTGACAAGCCAGAACACCAATTACGGCCGCGTCACCATCACGCACCGCACTTACGCTTCGATCAAAGCCGAGACGAAAGACGCTGCATTGGATTGGCTCCGCGCCAATGACCTTGGCGACATCATTACAGAGCAGGTCAACGCCGCGACGCTCGGCAAGACCGCGCAGACTTTGCAACAGGACACAGGCAAATCGCTCGACCCTGATTTGTTTTCCGTATACGTCCAATTGAACACTTCGTTTACGAAGAAGAAATGAGGCCCCAATGGAATTTTCATCGCTTGTGGGAAAAACTCTTAGCGACGTTCGCAATCTCGACGATGAAGAGATCGTTTTTACATCCGCCGATGGGGATAAATTTCGACTTTATCACTACCAATCTTGCTGCGAAGACGTGCGCGTCGAATCGATCAGCGGGGACCTTGCCGATCTAATCGGAACGCCGATTTTGATGGCCGAAGAGGCATCGAGTAACGATGATCCGCCGGACGTGAAAAAACCCGAGTACCCAGCGGAAAGTCAAACGTGGACCTTTTATAAACTCCGCACAATTAAAGGCAGCGTCGATATCCGCTGGTACGGAAGGTCTAATGGATATTACAGTGAATCTGTTTCGTTCAATAAAATGGATTGACCTCTTAACAGAAAGCCCGACCCAAATGTCAAAGAAAGACGTCGCCACCCTATCCGACTCGCCCGGCGCGCTCACCGCCCCGGACTTCATGAAGGACTACGCCTCCGAGGGGATGGAGGGCCTGACAAACTCGGCCTTCGCTGTTCCTCGGATCGCGCTGCTACAGGCGCTGAACCCACAATGCAAGGAGTACCGCGACCAAGGCGCCGCGGATGGCGTCTATTGGCACCTGCTCCAGAACGCCTCGCTCGGCCGCAAGTTTCGCGTCATCCCGATCTATGCGAGCGAGCAGGTCATTCTCTGGAGGCCGCGCGACGACGGCGGCGGCATCCTCGCGCAGTCCCGAGACTGTGTGCATTGGGACATCCCGAACCGTAAGTTCAAGGTCAAGGTCAAATCCGGCAAGACGGTGGAGTACGACCTTAAGGGCAATGTGCGGGAATCGGGCCTAACCGAGTTCGGTACCGCGGATCCAGGCAACGAGAACGACAATGGCCCCGCCGCGTCGATCATCATGTCCTATGTCGTGACGATCCCCGACAAGCCCGAGCTGTCGCCGGCCGTGTTGTCGTTCCAGCGCACAGGGCTTGGCCCGGCCCGTGCGTTCAACACGACGCTGAAGCAGATGAACCGGCCTATCTATGGCGTCTATGTGCTCGTCGATTCCGTCGTGAAGAAAAACGCCAAGGGCGAATTCAACATCCCCCGGTTCCAGACGGACGGCTTTGTGCAGGACAAGGGCCTTTTTGACTCTCTGCGCGAGCAGTATTTGTTCTTCAAAAAGCAGGGCGTCGAGATCAAGGACGCAGAATCGCTGCAAGGTGAAGAGTCCGAGGCCAAGACCGAAGCGCCGCAGGATTCGAAAGACGCGGCGTATTAGCGAATTTTGGGCGGTTTTTGCAGCGATGCAAGAACTCGGACAAAGGGCAGAGTAACCTGATCTGCACGCCCAAAATGGGGAGACTGGCGCGACGCGAATCCCTTCCACTAGGGCCGAGCGTATTCGCTAGTCTCCCCGCCTAACTTCTAGGGGAATTTGTGAATGGCTCAGTGCAAGGATATTCCCGAGATTCCTATCTTAGAATTTCTAGCTCGTATGCCGCCTTTTGTGGCCGCCAATTGGTTCGGCGACGCGTACAAAAATAGCGTGACCCACGCTATGCCGAAAGAAACGCCCCCGAAACTCGCATTAGCAAAAATGCGAATGCTTTTGAACCGGGGTTTGGTTGAGGGGTGCGGGTGTGGCTGTCGCGGCGACTTCTACATAACCGATAACGGCCGCGCGTTTCTTGAAGCACACAAGAGGATTGACAATGGCGTTAACCGAAGACCAAGAAACGTCCCTTTCTGAAGTGCTCGATATGGCGCAGGACTCAGAGCAATTGCTGAGCGATTGGGAGCGGACGTTCATCGCTGATTTCCGCGAGAAGTACGAGAAATACGGCGCGACGGTTTTCGTGAGCGCTAAGCAATGGGGCATTTTGGACCGTATCAGAGGCAAGCTCGCATGACCCCGCAAGGCAAAATCGCAGGCTTGAGACTGCAAGCAATAGGGAAGCTTGGCACCCTAGATCAAACGCGCCGCCGGGATGAAGTGCGCGAAGCTTTGCGCGTTTTCATGGCTGCAAAGCCTACGGAAGAAGAGGCCGACAACTACCTCAGCGGGCTTATCGTCGCTCCTAGTTTTATGATGATCATGGCGAGGATTTACGAATGACCCGCGTCAACCGAATGGGCCTCTTCGCCCTCGCCCTTCTCATCGGTGCCGTGCCCGGCGCCTATTGGCTCAACCAGCAACGCCAGGCGCAAGAGCAGATCGACGCCGTTGCCGATGCGCAGCGTGAAGAGGCGGCAATAGAGCTGGCCGCACGCCGCAAGGCCGACGAGGAAAAAGCCGAAGCGCTCCGCAAGGTCGCGCAGGCGCAGCAGTTGAAAAACGGCTACACCTGGAGCGACGACGACGTTAAGCAGCAATGCGCGAAGGCCGTGTTCCCGACTTCGCGTTTCGACACTCCGACGTTCCACGATTGGCGCGTCGATTCCGAATTGCAGGACGTGAAGATCGTTACGGTTCAAGTAGGCATGAAAAACGGCATGGGCGCCGACGTCGCGTTCATCGCTGTTTGCACCTATATCCTGAAGCCCGACAATACGATCCCGGCCGTAGCGCGCCTCGCTCTGGCCTCCGACGTGTGGCGCGCCGCCGCGCAGAAGCAAGACATCGACCACGCTCCGATCTGGACGCAATTGGAGCTGCCGAAGGATGGGCCGCAGTGAACTTTGAACAATGCCTGAAGCGCCTCGCAGCGGAGAAGCTTTTCGTTTACGACTGCGAAACCAGCGGCCTTTCCTGGCAACACAATCACGTCATCGGGCATGTCTTTTCGTTCGGCCCCGCACCCGATGATTCATTCTACATCCCTGTACGCCATGCGGGCGGCGGCAACATCGAGGGGTGTGAAGTCCCGCAAACTGCCGATGGCTGGCGCGGCGATCCGCACCCCCTCGAAATAGAGATTGCGCGCATCCTAAAGGGCCGTTCCGATTTTCGTGTGCTCGGCCACAATCTCGCGTTTGATCTTCGCTTCGCGTCGCGCCTAGGCATCGATTTCGGCCGCAACCTCACTGACAGCATGGTGAACGCCGCGCTCATCGATGAGTATGCCGACTCCTTCAGCCTTGACGCTTGCGCCGCTCGTGCGGGCGTAGCGCCAAAGAAGGGACAGCCGCTTTACGACCATCTTGCAAACCTCTTCGGCGGCAAGCCAGACAAGAAGCAGATGGGCAATCTCTGGCGCACGGCCGGCGACGACCCCCTCGTCGTGGACTACGCCAAGGGCGATGGCACGACGACGTGGCAGCTCTGGCACAAGCAGGTTGAAGAGATCCTACGCCCCGACGATCACGGCCGCACGCTGGAGAAGGTGTGGCGCGTCGAGAACCGTGTGATACCCGTGCTCAACCGGATGACGGTTCGCGGCATCCGCGTCGATGAGAACCGGCTGCACGAGGTCAAGCGCATCGCGCAGGAGCGCCTGGAACAAGCACAGGCCGCACTGCCGAAGGATTTGAACACGCGCTCGGGGCAATCGAAGCGCGCTTATTTTGAATCGCACGGCGTGACGAATTGGCCCATGACGGCGCCGACGACGCGCTACCCCGATGGGTTGCCAAGCTTCCCCAAAGAGTGGATGGCGCTTTCGGAAGCCGGGCGGCTTATCAACAAAGTCAATGAATACAGCACGCTTTTTAATTTGCTGTTGACGCCTATCTCGGAAAACTTTCTGCACGACGGCAGAATCCACCCCGAATATAACCAGCTCCGAAACGACGATGAGCACGGCACCGTGACTGGGCGGCTTTCGTGCTCGGCTCCCAACGTGCAACAATTCCATAAGCGCAATAAAGAGATCGGTGCGCTATTGCGTTCGGTCTTCATCCCCGATGAGGGCATGATCTGGGGTGACGTGGACTATTCGCAGTGCGAGCCCCGCTTGCTCGCGGAGTATGGCAATCTAAGACCCCTCGTGGATGGCTACAACGCAGAGCCTCCGATCGACGCGCATCAAGCCGTCGCGAATCAGATGGGCATCCCCGACGACCGCGACAAAGGCAAAACATTGAATCAAGCGCTCATGCTCGGCGGCGGTATCAATCTCGTGGCGCGAAAGCTCGGCCTTCCCGTAGACCAAGCGAAACGCTATTACGATCTTTATTTCGAGGCCATGGGTCCTGACGCGAATGAGCCCGGCCACTTGCGCCATTTGCAGAAGCGCGCTGCGGCGATGATGCGGTCGCGCGGTTACGTCGTTTCGTTGCTTGGCCGGCGAGCGCATCTTCCGCCGCCCACGGCGAAGCGTACGGGCGACCGTAGCTACACCGCCGTCAATCGGCTTTTGCAGTGCGGGAATGCCGATATGTTGAAACTCAAGCTCGCGGAAATAGACGAGTACATTTTTTCGCAGGGCGACAAGATCAACCTTCTGACGAACATCCATGACGCCTTCGGCTTTCAGTTCTTCGAGGGGGACCGCGCGCAGTACGAAGAGTCTAAGCGAGTCATGAAAAGCTTCGGCCCCTCGGACATAATC